CAACACGCAACACCCTCGCGCAACACCCTCGCGCAACACTTGGCGCAATGTCCCTGTCCAGGCCGCAGGGGTTAGACGGCCCGAGCCCTCGGACCTGGCCGGCTGTAATCGAATCGCCGCGCCAACTTGCGTCGCCTATTGCGGGCGACCGTTGTGCAACGCTTCCCGGATTGTTCCGGATTGTTCCGGGCGCTTTCCCGGTTGCCGACGCCAACCTCGAGGGGTCACAGGTGGATGACCGGCGCGCTGCGCATCGAATATCACTCCGTCGCGACGCTGGTTCCCTATGCTCGGAATGCGCGGACGCATGACGACGCCCAGGTCGCGCAGATCGCGGCGTCCATCCAGGAGTTCGGCTGGACGAATCCGGTCCTGATCGATGGCGCCGGCGGAATTATTGCGGGTCACGGGCGCGTTTTGGCGGCGCTTCTCCTGGGCATCGAGAAGATCCCGTGCATTCAGCTGGGGCACCTATCTGAGGCGCAACGGCGCGCCTATGCTCTCGCCGACAATAAGATCGCGCTTAATGCCGGTTGGGACGAGGAAATGCTTGCCGCCGAGCTCGTGGACCTGGAGGCCTTCGGCTTCGATCTCGACTTGACCGGGTTCGCTGCCGAGGAGATCCTGGCGCTCACGGCATCGCAAGAGGCGAGCGAGGGTGAGACGCCCGCCGACGAGGCACCCGGGCCGCCGGCGTTTCCTGTCGCTCGACCTGGCGATCTCTGGCTGCTGGGGCGTCATCGTGTCTTTTGTGGCGATGCGACGGTGCCGGCGCATGTCGCGCGGCTGCTCGGCCGGGCCAAGCCGCACCTGATGGTCACCGATCCTCCCTATGGGGTCGAGTATGATCCAGGCTGGCGAAAGAAGGCGGGGATTAGCTCGGAGGATGCCGCCGTCGGGAGTGTCAGCAATGATGATCGGGCGGATTGGCGACAGGCATGGGCGCTGTTCCCCGGCTCGGTCGCCTACGTTTGGCATGGTGGTCTCGCTGCGCCAGTGGTGTTTGACAGTCTCCGGGCTTGCGGCTTTGAGGCTCGGGCACAGATCGTTTGGATCAAGACCCGGCCGGTAATTTCGCGGGGTCACTACAACTGGCAGCACGAGACCGCGGTCTATGCGCAAAAGCCCGACCAAGAGGACCGCTGGCGTTTTTCGCAGGAGCATGAGCTCTCGGCCTACGCCGTTAAGAAGGGCGAGACCGGCGCCTGGAATGGCGGGCATAAACAGTCGACGGTCTGGTTTATCGAGCACATGAAATCCGAGACCGGCCATGGGACTCAGAAGCCGGTCGAGTGCATGCGCCGTCCCATCGTCAACAATTCGACGCCGGGCGCCGAGGTCTACGACCCTTTCCTGGGAAGCGGAACCACCATCATCGCGGCCGAAATGGAAGGCCGGCGGTGCCTGGGGCTCGAGATCGATCCGGCCTATGTCGATGTCATCGTGCAACGCTGGCAGGACTTCGTCGCCGCGGCCGCGATGCTCGAGGGCGACGGCCGGACCTTCGAGGAAGTGGCGATCGAAAGGCGGGCCGAGATTGAAACCGCAGAAGCCGGCGAACTCCGAATCCAAGAAATCGCTCAATGACCTGAGCTCTAGGGCTGCGGTCGCGACCAAGCGCCGGCCGAAAAAGGTCACGCGCCAGCTGGCGACGCCGGCGGCGCGCGATGCGATCGCCGGCCTCGAGAACGGGCTCGACGTTTTCGGGTTTACCAAGGGGCAGTTCTCTTTCGTCGACTTGCTCGACGCGGTGCTCGACCTGACCGGCCCGGCCACGCTGACGGTGGCCACCTGGACGGCCGCCTCTGCCGATGCGGCGTTCCTCGGCGGTTGGTGTGCGCAGGGAAGGATTCGCCAGTTTCGCCTGCTCATCGACTATTCGTTTCTGACGCGCAAGGGCGGGGCCGACGCGGTCGACGAGGTGATCCGGAATTTCGGGCCCGGCGCGGTCCGGGTCACGCGGACACATGCGAAATGGGGCCTGGTCATGGGCGCCGATGCCGAGATCGCGATCCTCACAAGCATGAATCTGAACAAGAATCCGCGTTTCGAGTATCTTCATTGCACCTGGGACCCGGCCGTCGTCGCGCTGCTCGCCGGCATCGCCGACGAGATTTGGCAAAGTCCGGAGCTCGCCGTGGCCGCCAAGATGCGACCCCAGGAACACAAGAACATCTTTGGTGGATTGGGTCCGGCCAACGCGGGCCCGGCGGCGCCCGCCGGCGGGCTCAACGCGGAGCTCGAGGGGATGGATCTCGGGGATTTCGTCGAGGAGCTCGATTTTAATCTTTGATGGTTTGAAGGCGCCGGACGCGCCGTAGTTCGAGGCGCCGAGGGGCGGGAAAAAGCCCGGCGGCGGGCGTACACGCCGGGCCGCCCCGCTCCGGATATTTCCTGGCCCCGGGAACCGACGCGAGTGCGTCAAGCGGTCCTTACGCAGACAGCGGGGGGGGTCAACAGACGAGGCTGTGTCGCCATGAGCATCGAGACGCCGATCGCCGACACGGCTGCGGAGATCGTGGGCGTCCGAGCGGCTGCGCGCGCTCTGGATATCAACCCCTCGACGGTCAGTCGCTACCTCAAAGACTTCCCGGAGCTCAACCAGGGCGACGAGGTCGGCCCGAAGGTCGACCCCGAGGCGCTGCGCCGACACCGGTTGGCGAACATCAACCAGGCGCGTTCGGGGAGTCACGGCGGACGGCTGTTGGGTGAGAGTGCGCCGGCGCCCGCCGGCGAGGATCTGGCACCCGCCGGCGGCGGCGATGCAACGGTCACGAACAAGGCGAGAAAGGAAGCCGAGGCGCCGAGCTATGCGGTGGCGAAAGCGGTCCGCGAGACGGTGCTCGCCCAGCGGGCGCGGATCGATCTCGACGAAAAACGCGGTCTCTTGGTCGTGCGCCAAGAGATCGAGGACGCGATCTTCGAGGCCGGGACCGTCCTGCAGCGCGAGCTCCTCGAGCTCGGCTCGCAGTTGTCCGACCGTCTGGCTGCGATGGACTCTCCGCGGGAGATCGCGCTCTTGCTTGAGGGCGAGCACCGCCGCGTCCTGGCCGGCCTGGCGGCCACCCTTCGGGCGTCCGCCCGGTCGGACGAGGCGCAGGATAAAGCCATTGCGTTCGCCGAGGTCTAAGGCTTGGGCCGGCATCGTCGCCGGCGGTGCCGTCTTCGCCCGCGTCTTCGCGCCGGCGATCGACCCGCCGCCGGTGCTGAGCGTCGCCGAGTGGGCCGAGGCCAGCCGGATCGTGTCGCCGGAAAGCGGATCACCCTATCCCGGCGAGTGGAAGAACGACCTTGTTCCCTACGCTGTCGAGCCGATGGAGTGTCTCTCGTTCAAGGATCCATGTCGCGACGTAATCTTCAAGAAGAGTCACCAGATCGGCGGCACCGAGATCGGAGTCAACCTGTTCGGCTATTTGGTCGATCGACAGCCCTGTCCCGTCGTCATCGTGCTTCCGACGATCGACGAGGCGGTCAAGTACGACCGAGTCAAACTGACGCCGACGATCGAAACGACGCCGGCGCTACGCTCCAAGGTGCGCGCGCAACGGAGCCGGGACGAGTCCGGCTCGACCATGGCTTTCAAGCGGTTCGCCGGCGGGTTCGCCCAGCTGGTCGGGGCGAATAGTTCGGTCGGGCTGCAGATGATCTCCGCGCGCGTTCTTATCGCCGAGGAGATCTCGGGCTGGCCGCAGGACGCCGGCAACCGCGGGGATCCGCTGGCCCAAGTCGAGAAGCGCTTGACCGCGTGGTCGCTCCGCGGCCAGAAGCGCTATTATTCGTCGACGCCGGACCTCACGGGCAGCTGTCGGATCTCGGCGAAATATGAGCGATCCGATCAGCGCCGCTATTATGTTCCCTGCCCTCAGTGCGGCACGTTCCAGACTCTCCGGTTTGAAAATCTCAAATGGAAGAAGAAGCGCCCGCCGTTCGGCGCCCATTTCGTCTGCGCCGCCAATGGCTGCGTGATCGAGCACCACGACAAGCGCGCCATGGTCGCGGCCGGGGCATGGGTGAAGACTTACGTCGACGATGACGAGGACGGCGAGGCGACGGACGTGCCGGGCCCGGTTATCGAGCCGAAAGACCTCGAGCGCTATCGAGCGCGCGCCAGCAACGGCCGGCAACCGGGCTTTGCGATCTGGCAAGCGTACAGTCCCTTTACCGATTGGGACGAGATCGTCGCCGAGCGCCTCGAGTCGAAGGGCGACCCCTTCAAGGAAAAGACCTTCACGCAGCAAGTCCTCGGCGAGCCATACGAGGAGAGCGGCGAGGCGCCGGACTTCGAGAAGCTGGTGGCGCGCGTCGAGCCCTATCCGCTCGGCAAGATACCGCCCGGCGGCCTGGTGCTGACCGGCATGGCCGACGTCCAGATCAACCGCATCGAATATGGCATCTACGCCTGGGGCATCGGCATGACCGCCTGGCTGGTCGACAAGGGCGTGATCCTGGGCGACCCGGCGCAAGTCGAGACCTGGGCCGGGCTCGACAAGGTGGTGGCGCGCGAATACGAGGACTGGCAGGGCCGCCGCTGGCCGGTCGAGGCCTTCGGGGTCGACGCCGGGTATCTCTCCAACATGGTCTATCTGTTCTGCCGCAAGCGCGAGCGGGTCTACGCGCTCGACGGCCGCGGCGGCCACCTGCACCCGCCGATCGGCACGCCCAAGCGCATGAGCGTGTCGTTTCGCGGCAAGCGCCTCGCGCGCGGCGTCATGCTCTGGCCGACCGGTACCTGGTCGCTGAAATCCTGGCTCTATGCCGCCGCGCGCAAGACCATCGAGGGGCCGGACGAGGACGGCAACTGGCCGCTCGGCTGCCTGCACTACCCGGACGCCTGCGACCTGGAATTCTTCAAGCAACTGACCGCTGAATACATCGTGCAGGTCGAGGTCAAGGGCGGTCTGCGCCGCGAGTGGCGCAAGATCAAGGGCCAGGCCAACGAGCAGCTGGACATCTTCGTCGGCGCCCGGGCCCTGGCCGCGCACCTGCGCCTCGACAACCTGAGCCGTGAGGACTGGGCCCGCATCGCGCAGGAGCGCGGCGCGCCGCCGGACCAGGTCCAGCGCGACCTGGCCGAACTCTGGGCACCGACGCCGGTGGCCGCGGCCGCCAAGGCTGGCGAGAAGACGCCCGCACCCGAACCCGGCCGCGACCCGGCGGACGCCGCCACCTCCACGCGCTCGCGCTGGATGAACTGAGGGGGGAGCTCATGGCGACTCTGGCCCAACTCAAGACCCGTCGCGACGATCTCCAGGCGGCGCTCGATTCGGGCGTGCTGTCGTTGCGCGAGGGCGACAAGCAGGTGACCTACCGCACCGCCGAGGAAATGGCGCGCCGGCTCGAAGCGCTGGCCCGAGAGATCGCCGAGCTCGAGGGCACGGAGACCACCAAGGGCATCTATCCGCAACTCAACAAGGGCTGGTGATGAACCCCAACTGCTACATCGGGCGGGTCACGTTCAAGCCCGGATTCCAACCAGGCGCCAGTGCCTCCAAGCCGCTTCCGGCCTACGACGCGGGCGCCGGCACCAGCCGGCGGCAGAGCAGCTGGCTGGCCACGTCGTCGGGCGTCAACACGGCGCTGATCGGCCACGTCGCCACGCTGCGCAACCGCGCGCGCGACCAGATCCGCAAGAACCCCTGGGCCGGCCAGATCATCAGTTCTTTCGTCGCCAACGCGATCGGGACCGGCATCAAGCCGAAGTCCAAACACCCCAGAGAGGCGGTGCGCGAGACCCTGCATGCGGCCTGGCTCGACTGGACCGATGAGTCGGACACGGAAGGCGTGGGCAATTTCTACGCGCAACAGGCGCTGGTCGTGCGTGGGCTCTTCGAATCCGGCGAGACCTTCGTCCGGCTCCGCCCGCGCCGCCTGGGTGAGGGGCCGGAGGTGCCGCTACAGCTTCAGGTCATCGAGGCCGACCACGTCCCGCTATTCGAGAACCGCTTGCTTCCGGGACGGAACATCGTCATCGCCGGCGTCGAGTTCGACGCCCAGGGCCGCCGCGTCGCGTACCATATGTATCGGGAGCACCCGGGCGAGTTCCTCAGCGCACGGCCGCGCGGCCTGGAGCTCGAGCGGGTGCCGGCGGCCGAGATCCTGCACGTCTTCGAGCGCCAGCGTCCGGGCCAGGTGCGCGGCGCGCCGCGCCTCGCCGCCGTGCTCGCGCGTCTCCATGACCTCGACCAGTATGAGGACGCCGAGCTGGTGCGCAAAAAAGTGACGGCGCTGTTCGCCGGCTTCATCACGCCGGGGCTGGACGTCGACCACGTCCCGCTGGTGGAGCGCGCGCCCGACAAGGATGGCTGGGAGGCTCCGGCGTTTGAGCCCGGCTTGATGTCGATACTGCCCGCCGGGTCCGAGATCACGTTCGCCGCCCCGGCGGAAGTCGGCACGACCTACGATCCCTTCATGAAGTGGAACTTGCGCGCGGCCGCCGCCGGCGCCGGGGTCACCTACGAACAGGCGACCGGCGATCTCTCGGACGTCAACTTCTCCTCGATCCGCGCCGGCCTCCTGGAATTCCGCCGCGGTATCGAGCAGTTCCAGCAGGCCACGCCGGTCCGCCAACTCAACCGCCCGGTCTGGCGGCTCTGGCTCGAACAGGCGGCGCTCGCGGGCGTCATCGACGCCAGCGACTTCCTGGCCGACCGCGGCGCCTATCAGCGGGTCCAGTGGATCGGCCAGGGCTGGCAATGGGTCGACCCGGAGAAGGAACAGAAAGCCGCGGTCCGCGAGATCCGCGCCGGCATGACCAGCCGGGCGCGGGTCATCGCCGCGCGCGGTGACGACATCGAGGAGATCGACCGCGAGATTGCCGAGGACAAGAAACGCGGCGACGGCCTCGGCCTGGTGCTCGATTCCGATCCGAGTGCGGTCAGCCTGACCGGCGCGACCCAAGCCAAGCCTGCGGGCTCGGCGCTGCCCGATCCGACCGAGGAAGCCGCCGTCCTCAACCCGCCGGAAGACGCGCCCGAGGAAAAGGAAGGTGAGGAAGAATGACCCACCTTCCGTTCTGGTCGCGGCGCCTGCTTGGCAAGCCGCATCTTATCAGCGAACGCGGCGCGTTGGCCGTGCTCGGCGCGATCGCGCCGCGCCTCGGCATCGCGCGGGTCCTGGACGCATCCGGCGTGGCGCTCGACCTTGCCGCGCCGCTCTCGCCGCCGGCGGCTGCGTTTGACGACCACGAGTGCGATGGCAGCGAGCGAGGCGGCCGACTGTTCGCTTTCGACGAGTCGACGGGCATCGCGCACATTCCCATCGAAGGCGAATTGGTGCACCGCTTCGGCCACCTGAACCCGCACTCGGGCATGACCGGCTACAACGCGATCAAGCTCAAGGTGCTCGCCGCCGCCGAAGACCCGGCGGTGAAGGGCACCCTGCTCGACTTCGATTCCCCGGGCGGCGAGGTCTTCGGCGCCGACGGCGCCGCCGAGGCGATCTTCCTGGCGCGCGAGGCGAAACCGATCTGGGCCCTGGTCAACGAGATGGCGACCAGCGCCGCCTACTGGCTGGCGTCCGCTGCGAACGTGGTGATCGCGCCGCCGACCGCCGACACCGGCTCGATCGGCGTCGTCATGGTGCACGTCGATATGTCCCGCGCCCTCGACATCGAGGGGCTGACGGTGACGTTGATCCATGCCGGCGCCCACAAGGTCGACGGCCACCCCTTCGAGCCCTTGCCCGAGGGCGTGGAGGCGGGATTCCAAGCCGAAGTCGACGAGATCCGCAACCTGTTCGCGGGCAAGGTAGCGCGCAACCGCGGGATGACCGCGGCCGCGGTGCTTGATACCGAGGCCCGCGTCTTCATGGGCGCGGCGGGCGAGACCGCCGGGCTGATCGATGCGGTCGCCTCCGAGGACGAAGTTATCGACGAATTCGCGGCGCGCCTGGCGCGCGCGGAGACTGTGGCCCTGCTCCCCACGGGCTGAACCCGAAAACGAAAGGAAGCACGATGCGAAACCCACTCGCAGGGATCGGCCTGCGCGGCAAGCGGGCCGACGATGACGACGCCAAGGCCGAGGAAGACGAAGACGAGATGAAGGCCGCCGCCGAAGCCGAGGCCGCCGAAGCCGAGGCTGCGAAGGCGCAGGAGGAAGACGAGGACGAGGACGACGAGGACGACGACGACGAGGACGAGCCGTTCTCCAAGAAAGACGCCCGGCGTCTGGCCGCCAAGGCGGAGCGCAAGGCGGCGCGCGAATTGCGCGGCTACGCCCGCGAGGTGGCCGACCTCTGCACGCTTGCCGGCAAGGCGGAACTGGCGGCCGAGTTCATCGCCAAGAACGTCTCCGTCGCCGACGTGCGCAAGACGCTGCTCGGGCAGCGCGCCAGCGCCTCCTCGGCCGCCGAGATCGCCGGGCACACCGGCCCGGATTCGGGTCGCACCACGGCGGCGCTGTGGGACAAGGCCGTGGCGCGCACCAACGCGCGTTTCTCACCCGGGACCCCGGCGTAACCCGACCCCTTTTGCGTAATCCAAGCCCCGCGCGAGATCGCGCGGGGCTTGAATCGGAGGAACCATCATGCTCGTTAAAACCGAAGCCCGCCACACGGCGGAATTCATCCTGTCCGAGGGACCGGGCGGTATCTCGCGCGACAACGGCACCGTCCTCAAGGGGCAGAAGCTCAAGGTCGGCGAGGTCGTCCAGAAGGACGGCGCCGGCAAGCTGATCGCCGCCGACGGCAACCTGACGTCCGCCGGCGACGTTCAGACCGAGGTTGCCGGCATCGTGATCGACGCGATCGACGCGAGCGCCACCGGAGCGGACGCGGATGTCGCGGCCGCGTACATCGCGCGCCTCGCGGAGGTCAACAACAACCTCCTGACCTATCCGGCCGAATCGACGGCCGGCGGGGAGAAGGCGGCGGTCAACGCCAGCCTCGCCAAGCTCTTCATCATCGCGCGCTAGCTCGACACCGCGCGCCAAGTGTCCCCCGGCGTCGGCCGGCGAGAAACGGAGTAAGGAATCATGCTCGACATCTTCACGGACGACGCCTTCAGCCTCGTCCCACTGACGGACGCAATCAACAAGCTCAAGTTCGTTCCCGGCCTGATCGGGAGCATGAACTTGTTCGTGGAGAGCGGCGTTCCGGCGACCTCTATCGCGCTCGAGGAGCGCGATGGCATCCTGGTCCTGGTCGCGCCCACCCCGCGCGGCGGCCCGGGTACGACGATCGACAAGCGCAAGCGGAACTTACGCAGCGTGGTGGTCCCGCATTTCGAGATCGACGACGCGATCATGGCCGAGGAGGTCCAGGGCGTGCGCCAATGGGGGTCCGAAACCGCGCTCGAGTCGGTCATGGGCCAGGTCTCGGAGCGTGTCGCGGTCCACTCGCAGTCGCTCGAGGCGACCCAGGAGTTCTCGCGCATCGGCGCAGTCAAGGGGATCGTCACCTACGCCGACAATACGACGCTGAACCTGTTCGAGCTGTTCGGCGTGACCCAGGAAACCGAGATCAACTTCGATCTGGACAACGCGAGTCCCGCCGCGGGCGCGCTGCGCAGGGCCTGCGGCAAAGTCATCCGGCAGATCGCGGGCATCCTCGAGGGCGTACCGTTCACCGGCGTTCACGCCTTCACCGGCGACAATTTCTACGACGACTTGATCGCGAACACGGAGGTGCGCGAGACGTTCCTGCGTCAAACAGAGGCCAAGGAGCTGCGGACCGGCTACGTCGACGGCGGGCAGTCGTTCGGGTCCTTCGAGTTCGGCGGGATCGTCTGGCAGAACTATCGCGGCAAGGTCGGCACGACGGACTTCGTCGACACCGACAAGGCGCACATCTTCCCGGTCGGCGTGCCCAACTTGTTTCGGACCTACTTCGCGCCGGCGGATTACGTCGAGACGGTGAACACGCTCGGCCGCCGGCTCACGGCCAAGCAGTTCCCGATGCCGAACGACAAGGGCGTCGAGCTCGAAGTGCAGATGAACACGCTCAATCTCTGCACGCGGCCGCAGTCCCTGGTCCCGGGCAAGCGTACCTGATCGGCCTAGCGATCACGGTGACCGATGCCGAGGGGCCCCGCCGGGGCCCCTTCGGCATTTGACCCGAAGGCACCATGGCAACCGAGTGGTCGGTCCCGCCGGCGTGGCCGGGCGAGACCGTGTTCATTTTGGGCGGCGGGCCGTCGCTCGCGGGCCAAGGGGCTCAGCGCCTGGCGGGTCGGCGCGTGATCGCCGTCAATTCCAGCTACATCGCCCACCCCTTCGCCGACTACCTGTGCTCGGCGGACCGGCCCTGGCTCTACGAGCACCGGGCGGCGCTGGAGAAGGCGTGGCGCGGGCGCGTGGTCACGGTCACGGACGCGATCGACTGGGACGGGCTGCTGCACCTGCGCCAGGTCGCCCCGCCGATTCCGGGCAAAGCCGGCGGGGTCGCGATCAGCACAGACCCGCGCGCGCTCAGCGTCCGGCGCACCTCGCTGCAGGCCGCGATCAACCTGGCCGTCCTCTTGGGCGCCAAGCGGATCGTGCTGCTGGGCGCCGACGGGGGGCGCGACTCCGAGGGCCGGGCCCATCACCACGCACCGCACAAGCAGGCGCCGAAGCCGGGCTGCTGGGACGAGCAGCTGGTCGACTTGGCGACCACGGTCCAGCCGCTTATCGACCTCGGCGTCGAGGTCTTGAACGCCAGCCCGGGGAGCCATTGGGACCTCTGGCCGATCGTGACGTTGGACGCGGTCCTTGCGGAAGAGGAAGAAGAGATGGGGTCGCGCGCAGAGATCCTCCCGGGCAACGAAACCCCGACCGCCTATGCGGTAAATCGCGAGCATAGCAGCCCGCGCTTCGCCGCGGCCTGGGCGGCGGGCTGCGGCGGCGCGGTCGAGGCGGCCGACATCCTGCGCCCGGGGCCGATCGCGCTGTTCGGCTCGCCGCGGCGCTGGGGCCTGATCGCCCAGGCGCGCGCCGAGGGGCGGACCTGGTACTACGCCGACCACGCTTATTTCGGGCGCCAGGGCTATTACCGGGTCACCCGAGACGGCTTCCAGCACGACGGCCGCGACAGCCTCTGGCCGCGTGGTGCGCCGGAGCGTCTCGAGGCCCTCGGGGTCGAAATCAAGCCCTGGCGCGAAAGCGGCGACCATGTGCTGGTCTGCCCGCCCGACGCCGGCTTCGCGCGTTTGTTCGGCTTCGACGCGGCGGCCTGGACGGCCCACGTGACCGCGGCGCTCGAGGCTTTGACACCGCGGCGGCTCCGGGTGCGCCCGCGCGCCTGCGCCGATCTGGCGCCCTTGGCCGACGACCTGGCCGGCGCCTGGTGCCTGGTCACCTATGTCTCCAACGCTGCCGTCGAGGCGCTCTGCGCCGGGGTGCCGGCGATCGTCACCGGGCCGTGCGCGGCGCGCCCGCTGGCGGCGACGAACTTGCGCGCGGTCCTCGACCCGCCGCGGCCCTCGGGTCGCCGGCGCTGGGCCGAGGTGCTGGCGGCCAATCAATGGACCCTGGACGAGATCCGCGCCGGCGATGCCTGGCGCGCGCTCGGTCCGGCTGAGTTGCGGGAGCACGCGGCATGATCAGATTCGAGGCCGGCGGCTGGTGGCTGCCCGATGGCGAAGAGCACCTGCAGCAATGGATGAACCAGGTCCGCGCCCGCGAGGCCGGCCCCGGCGGCGAGACCCGCCTGACCTACCAGTACCACAAGTACAGCGCCTGCCGGCCGTTCACGAAGAGTTGGCGCACGGCCGTCGACGTCGGCGCCCATGTGGGCTTGTGGTCCTGGGTGATGGCGCGCGACTTCGGCAACGTGGTCGGCTTCGAGCCCATGCCCGAGCACGCGGCCTGCTGGCGCGAGAATATGGCCGGCGCCGAGAACGCGAGCCTGCTGCCCTTCGCCCTCGGTGCCGAGCCCGGCACCGTGCTGCTCAAGACCCGCACGCCGGGCTCCTCGGGCGACACCGGGGTCGACCCGGCGGCGGAACGCTCGAGCCTGCGGGCGACCGTCCACGTCCCCGGCTATGACGCGGACGCCGCCGAAGGGGTGGTGGCGGAGCTGCGCCGGCTCGACGACTTCGAACTGGCCGATGTCGACTTCATCAAGATCGACTGCGAGGGATATGAGCTCTGGGTGCTCCAGGGCGCGGTCGAGACGCTCAAGCGCTGCCGGCCCTGCCTGATCGTCGAGCAGAAGCCGGAGACCGGCATGGAGGAGCGCTACGGGGTCACGGCGAAGCAAGCGATCGACTTTCTCGAGGGCCTGGGCGCGCGCTTACGCAAGGTCATCCAGGGCGACTACATCTTCTCCTGGGATGGCTAATCCGATTTTCGTCACCGGCCTGCCGCGCAGCGGCACCTCGCTGGTGGCCGGGATTCTGGCTCTTTGCGGCGCCTGGACCGGCGACACCACTCCGCCCAGCCCTTGGAACCGCAAGGGCGGCTTCGAGAATGAGGCGCTGAAGGACCGCTTCGTCAAGCCGTATCTGGCGCTGGGTGGCGTCGACCCGCTCGGCCTCGACCCGCTGCCGAGCCTAGCCATGCCTCCGCTGGTCGCGCCCGATCTGTGGCGCCAGCTGGTGTCCGGCATGGTCCACGAGCTCGGCCTGCCGCCCGGCCAGCCGTGGCTGTTCAAGGACGCCAAACTCGCATTGGTCTGGCGCCAGTGGGCGGCGGCGTTTCCCGAGGCGCGCTGGCTCGTGGTCCGGCGCCGGCGCGACGGGGTCGTCGCCAGTGCGCTGCGCGCCGAGCCCATGGCGCGCCGCCTGGGCTACGACTGGGCACGTTGGAAGCGTTGGGCACAGGACTATCTGGCCCACCTGGAGGAGCTGAAAGCGGGCGTCGAGGGCGTGGTCGAGGTCTGGCCGGACCGCGATGTCTTCGCAGACCAGGCACGCATGAAGCCGGTGGTCGAGGGCCTGGGCCTGACCTGGCGTCCCGAAGCGGTGGCCGACTTCGTCGATGCCCGGCTCTGGCATGAAGGCCCGGGGGTGGCCCGATAGTGAGTTACGGTGATGAGATCATGGCGGCCGGTCAGGCGCGTGCCGAGGCCGCGCGCCGCGGCGGTGCGGTCCACATCGTCGACCGTCAGGGCCTGCCGCGCTGGTCGGACCTGTGGCGCGGCCTCGACTACATCGCCGCGCCGCGCGCGGCGGCCGCCGGCCAGGTGGTCAGCGGCCCGGGCGCGCGGCCGTACCTCAAGAGCCTGAGCCGGGCAGCCGGGGCTGACTTCACCGACTGGCGCGCGCGCGACCATCCCGGCGCCCTCGCGCTCGATCCGGCCGAGCGGGACTTCGCCGGACGAGCGACAGCGGGGCTCGGGTCCTTCGTCGTGGTCGAGCCCAACTTGATGCCGGCCGCCAACCCGAACAAGCAATGGGGCTGGGACCGCTGGGTCGACCTGGCGACGCGCATCGGTGATCTCACCCCGGTGCAGCTCGGCCCGGCCGGGACCCGGCCGCTGCCGGGCGCGCGCCGTCTCGAGACGCCGAGCTTCCGGCTGGCCGCTGCGGTCCTCGCCCGGGCCCGTGCCGCGGTGCTGCCCGAGGGCGGCCTGCACCACGCTGCGGCCGCTTTGGGCGTGAGCGCGGTGGTGATCTTCGGCGGCCACACCGACCCCGAGACCACGGGCTACCCGGGCCACGTCAACATCGCCGCCTGCGGCACCGCCTGCGGCCAGTGGCGGCCGTGCCGGCACTGCGCGGCGGCCATGGCGGCGATCGCGCCGGCCGAGGTCGAGCGGGCGTTGCGCGGGGCGCTTTGCTCCAGAGGTCAGAAGACAGAAGACAGAAGTCAGAATAGGAGAATCGAACCATGACACGAACGTTGAAGACCGCAACTCTGGACAAGGCGGCGGGGATTTGGGCTGGGCACTTCTTGCTGCCGAGCCGGTTCTCGAAGAACAACCCCAAGGTCGCGATCGCCGGGCGGGAGTGGGCTTTGCAGAACTTCGACAATGCCGACTTCAAGGACGAGTTCGCGCATCTGCTGGCCAAGTTCAAGCGCCAGATCGGCCCCGACGCGCTGGCCGATTTCGAGCGCGAGGCCAAGGACCGCTTCACACCGCGCGACGACAAGGTCTTCGCCGACCTGCTGGCCGAGAAGCTGGCGATCGATCCGAACGGCATCCATATCCCGGGCAAGATCGGCACGGTGATCCTGGGCTCGCAGCCGGTCGGGCGGCGCATCACCCGCCACGGCATCAAGCCAGCCCGGTGGAACGTCTATGCCGGCGAGTCGGAGGAGCGCGCTCTCGGCCACCTGCGTGAGATCGGCAAGGCCGGCCCCGGGGCGGACCCGATCCCGCCGGCGGATACCTTGTGGCCGAACGAGACCGATCACCTGGGCGTGCCGAGCCAACTGATGGCGCTCAACACCAACGTGTCGGTGGAGTTCGCCATCGCCGGCCTGGACGCCGCCCGGGTGCTGCTCGACGAAGGCTCGCTCGGGGCGGTGATCCAGTGCCGCGACGGCACCCAGCCGGTCGACCCGAACGCGGCGCTGACCGGCGCCAACCTGGCGACGCTCACCTGCTCGGCCGTGGCCTTCGGCGCGGCCGGGGACGCTGCGCCGGGCGCCTTGGCGACGGCCGCGGCGATCACCGACGACGCCTCGGCCGATGCGACCGGCAGCGTGACTCATTGCCGCGCGTCCTCCTCGAGCGTCGCCGACACGCCGCTCAACGACCACATCGACGGCAGCGCCGGGCTGACCGCGGGGACCTTCGACTTCGAGTTCAACACCGACGCCTTCGTCTCGGGCGCCGTGATCTCGATCACCGCCTGGACCGCGACCCAGCCCCAGGGACCGACGGCGACCTAGGAGGCATGCGATGACCCGCTGGTTGCTGGTCACTCTCGCATGGCGGCCGGACGGGGTGACGGTGACCGGCGTCGACCTCTACGCCACCGAGGCGATCTGCGACACGATGGGCGCCATCGCGCGCGCTTGGTTCGGCGTGGACTGGGGCTGCGTGATGCAGATGTGGGTCTAAGCCGTGCCTATCGTAGACGCCAACGACCCCACGGCGAACGACGGGCAGTACAACGTCGCGTCCGGCATCTGGCTGATCCGGGGTCAGGTGTGGCGCGAGACCGACCCGGGCTTCATGTCCGTCATGTCCCGCTTCGATGAGCGCAAGGAAGTACGCCTCGGCCATGGCCGGGCCATGATGCTCGGGTTCTGCGAGAACCGGGCGAAGATCCTCGTGGCCGGGCTCGGGTTGACCGCGAGCGACCGGATACTGCTCGTCGGCTCGGCCTTTGGCTGGCTGGCCGAGTGCTTGGAGAAACAGGTGCCCGGCCTTTCCGTGGTGTCGCTAGATACGTCGACCTGGGTACAGGCGACCAAGGACCAGACTGAGACGGCGAAGATCGAGGCGGCGGTGCAGGCAGCGGGCATCCTGCCCGTCATGTCGCGCTACGCCGAGATCGTGGCTTCGCTGGACGACGGCGGGCCGAGGGCGCGTGTTCTCATCGGGGCCGAGGACGTGCTGAGGGCCAACGACCGGGCGAAGCTCAAGCAGGCCCACGGCAGTTTCACCTGGGCTATTACCGAAGTGGTGTTCACCTGGCTGACCGATGCGGAGTGCGTTGCGATGGACGCGGCGATGCACAAGGTCGCGGCCAAGGTGGCACACATGGTTCAGCCCTACGCCACGAAGTTCGACGACAGCGTGGAGCCGGAGCCGGTGTGGAACTGGAAGCACCTGGAGGCGACCGGGCAGGGGGTGCGTCAGCAGCTTCTTGATCAGCCCTGGTACACGGTGAGCAACTGGAAGGCGCTGCTGCCCGACAGCACGTTCGTCGGCGTCGGTGGGGGCGTGGTCTGATGGCGCTGCCGGTCACGATTTCCTCGACTATCGTTGGGCAACAGAACTCCTACCATGGTCCATTCAAGTCTTCGGAAAGTGCCTTCTACACAATTTTGATGGACAGCATTGTTAAGAGTTCTGTTGAAGCCCACAAAGCGACTGATCCGACGATCAGTTTCACCGAACAAGACTCAGTAAATCGGCCGGCATTTGGGTCAACTGTCTTATCTATTAACGCATATCAAGATGGGGACAAACTACATATTGCGGGCCAGGGCACTAACGATAATGTTATGTATGGCCGCTTCGATATGTCCGGCGACACCTGGGACGCCATCGACGGGGCCTCCGACCGGGACATCCTGATCGACGGCGCGCCGGACGGCTTGGCGGACGCCTGCGATCTGGTGGTGCGCTCGGACGGCGATATCGTGGTGGTCTACCAGAAGGTCATGGACAAGGTCATGGGCAACCCCTTCGAGCGGGTTGGCCTGAGCGTCTCGACCAGCGCGAACCGGGGCGAAACCTGGTCGGCGGTCGTCACGCTGAAAGATCTCGGCGTCGAGCGCGACATGACCGGGCCGAGGATCGTGCTGAGCGCGTCGAGCGGGGAGGCATATGACGATTATAGCTTTATTGTTTGGGCCGACGACTTAGGGGCGACAAGAAATATACGAGAAAGAGCATTAAGTGGTACAGATGTTCTACAAACTGATCGAGTCATGGGGTCTGGTAGTGATAATCCTTACCTTTTCACTCATGGTATTTCTTTTGACCGTGCTGGCACGACAAAAGTCCGCATTGGCTTTGTGACAACCACAAACGGCCTACAGGTAATAGAATTTGACGCGGCGACCGATCCTAGTAGTTTTACAGCTTCTGAAATATGGGACGGTACAAGCAGTGCTGAGGATGTCCGTCTTGTTAATTCTTCTATAGTTGCTTGTCTTGGTCTCGACGGCAGCACTCAACATATGCTGGCGGCGCGTGCTGATAATTCCGACCTCTACTCCGCAGACGACGCCGACAGCGACACCTGGACCACGCCGGCCAGCACCTTCGTAGGCACTATTAATCACGTAAGCAACCGCACCTACGACCGCTCCGGCACCAAGCTCGCCCACATCATCGACGACGCCGGGACGGTCAAGTATGATGAGGACAGCATCGTCGGCGCCCCGCCCAGCGGTGCCGGCGCGCAGATTTTCCAGCCGCTCAACCAGGCCGCCAGCGGCGGCATGCAACCGGCCGCCGTGGGGTCCTCGGTCCTGGCACCGCCGGCCACCGCCGCCACCGGCGGCATGGCGCCCGCCGCGGTCGCATCCACGGTCCTGGCGCCGCCGGCCCAGGCCGCCGCCGGGGGCGAGGGCATCCCCGGCGCCGGCGCCACCCTGCTGGCGGCCTTCGCGCAGTCGGCGATCGGGGTCGAGCGCTTCGACGGCGCCGCCGCCTCGGCCTTTGCCGCCCCGGCGCAGAGTGCCGTAGGCGCGGAACGTTTCCCCGGCGCTGCCGCCCAGACCCTGGCGTCGCCGGTCACCGCGGCCACCGGCGGCATGGCACCGGCCGGCCTGGGCGCGAGCCTGCTGGCGCCGCCGGTGCAGAGCGCGCTCGGCGCGGAACGCTTCGCCGCCGGCGCCGCCAGCCTCTTGGCGGCGCTATTGCAAGGCGCCGTGGGGGGCATGGCGCCGGTGGGCGCCGCCGCGTCGGTCTTCGCGCCGCCGGCCCAGAGCGGCCTGGGCGCGGTGATCTTTGCCGGCACGGCCGCCTCGGCCTTCGCCGAGCTCTTGCAAGCCGCTGCCGGAACCTCGGTGGAAGCGTTCATCGGTACCGCCACCAGCCTGCTCGCCGCGCCGGTGCAGGCCGCCGTGGGCGGCATGGCGCCGGCGGGGGCTGCGGCGTCGGCCTTTGCCGCCCCGGCCCAGGCGGCCCTCGGCGCCGAAACCTTCGCCGGCCCGGCCACGAGCCTGCTCGCGGCGTTGCTGCAAGATGCCGTGGGCGGCATGGCGCCGGTGGGCGCGGCGGCGATCGTCTTCGCGCCGCCGGCCCAGGCGGCCACGGGCGCAGTAATTTTCATCGGCAGCGCCGCCAGCCTGCTGGTGGCACCGGTCACCTCCGCCGTCGCGGTCCTGCAACCCAGCGGCGGCGCCACGAGTCTCCTGGCGGCGCCGCGCCAGGCGGCCACGGGGTCGGTGGCGGCGGGCTTTACCGGCGCCGGCGCGAACTTGCTGGCGCCGCCGGTCACCTCGGCCGTCGGCGGCATGGCGCCGTCCGGGGCGGCCGCGTCGACCTTCGCCCTGCTGGTCCAAACCGGGACCGGGGCGCAAGTTCTGGTCGGCACCGCCGCGAGCCTGCTCGCCGCGCTTAATCAACTGGGTGCCGGGGCCGTGGTTATCGCCGCGGCGGTGCCGATCGAGATCCTCGCCATCCGGCCGCTGGTTGCGTCCGCGGTCGGCTTCCGGCCGGGCGCCCTTAACGCGATCCGGCCGATCACGATCACGGTCACGGGAGTGCGCGATGTCTGATAAGGCGGTGGCGATCGACTACCATGCCGGCGACGGGCGGCCGTTGGACTTCCTGCTCTACGACGAGGACCCGCTCGACCCCGGCGAACCGGACCTGACCAAGCCGGTGGACTTGAGCGCGGCGACCGCGATCCGTTTCGCCGTTGCCGATGCGGTGACCGACACGCCGCATTTCACCAAGGCGCTGACCGATGTCATCACGGTCCTCACCGGCCCCGAGGCGGTCGACAACCGGGTCCGCGTGCCCATGCTCAAGGCCGATACCAAGGACCTGACGCCGGGGCGGAAGTACTACGAGCTCGAGGTGACCGAGGCCGGCGACGACTGGACCGGTCCGCACGGGCTGTTCGACCTGCATGCGAGTCTCTTGAGATGACAATAGATTTCGCCGGCCTGCTCGACGCGCCGGCCTATGAGATATTCGGCGTCGAGGCGGTCTTGACTCCGGTCGGGCGATTGCCGCTGACGCTCGACGTCCTCAACCACATCGTCGAGGTCGAGGAAGCGGGCGACTCCGGCGTCGTGGTGCCGACGGTGCGGCCGGCGGTCGACCTGCAACTGGCCGACTTGGCGCCCGCCGGCTTCGGGCGCGAGGACCTGGTCAAGGCCGAGGTCACGTTCGGCGGCGTCCGCTACCGGGTGCTCGCCACCGCGCCGACAAGCAACGCCCGCGAGCTGCGCCTGATCCTGATCGAGGATGCGTAATGGATCGGCGTGAAGACATCCTGGTGCGGTTGCTGGCGGTCCTGAAGACCGTCGGCGCGGCCACGGTAGAGCGCAACCTGCAAGTAGCCGACGACGGGAATTTCCCGGCGCTGCAGATGATGGACGGCGACGAGGAGGCCGACGATTCCCCCTTCGGTCGCGCTCGCCCGGCGAACGCGCCCAACATGATCGCCATGACACCGCACGTTCACATCCTGTTGGGCGAGGTGCCCGAGGACGTCGGCAGCGAATTGAACAGATGGCGCGCGCGGCTGCTCAAGGCGGTGCTCAACGACACCGCGCTTGGCAACCTGGTCACCACCAACGGCGAGATCCGCTATGAGGCCTTAGCGGTCAGCCTTCAGCGCGGCCGCCAGATTATCGGCGAGATGGGAATCGTCTTCACCTTCGTCTATCCGCTTAAGCCCGCCGAACTGTAACCGTCGAGCATTTGTAGCCTTCCGCCGACGCGTAACCGGCACCGGCCCCGGCGCGGGGTTGGTCTTGGCCGGCCGCGCCAACCCCAAGACAGCCCGCTCGGCCACCCCAACTAGCGAGAAGAGGAAACCCCGTCATGGCATTCCGTCTCCTGGGCAACTGCCCCGAAGTCGAGTTCGACCCGGAAGTCGAGACGCGCGAGCACTTCACCAGTCAAGAAGGCGTGCAGAAGAAAGACAAGACCGTGCCCCTCAAGACCAGCGGCACGCTGCGCATCGTCATGGACGAGCTGGTGGCGGACAATCTGGCGCTCGCGATCGGCGGCGTCGTTTCGACCAATACCGCCGGCGAGAAAGAGATCGACATCCTGTCCAACACCGTGATCGCGGCCAAGGTGCGCGTCGTCGGCACCAACGACGTCGGCCGCAAGATCACCGCCAACTTCAACCGTGTCGAATTCACCCCCTCGTCGGCGTTTAACCTGATCTCCGAGGAGTTCGCGACGTTCGAGGCGACCGGCGAGGTCCTGGCGGTGGCCGGCAAGTTCGGCATCATCACTTTCGCGGACCCGGGCACCGCCGGCGACACGCCGCCCGACATCGAGAACTACACCATTCTCAAGGGCGTCGTCTCGATCGAGCTTATCTGATGGTCGGCCTCATAGACATCGCGCCGGCGGTCGAGACGGTCCCGGTCGGCGATAAGGACGTCGCGGTCTACGGCGTCTCGGTGCACGGCATCGCCGACCTGCTCCGGCGGTTCCCCGAGCTGAGCAAGCTGTTCACGGGGAAGCTGGACAAGCCCGAGCACCTGATCGATCTGGGCCCCGACATCGTGGTCGCGATCATCGCGGCCGGCACCGGGGCGCCCGGCGACAACGCCGCGGAGGACGTGGCGCGGCGCCTCGGGGTCGAGGTGCAGATCGCCTTCCTCGACGCGATCTTGCGCCTGACCATGCCGGGTGGCCTCGGCCCTTTCGCCGAGCGGCTGGCCCGGCTCGGCGTCTTGTTCGGGGTCGAGGACGACAAACCAGGCGCAGCCCCATCTGGCAAGAAGCGGGCTTCGAGATCGCGGAAGCGGTTGAAGCGCTGATCGAGATCGGCCACCCGAACGCCGGGGACTACACGCCGCGCCGGGTCCACGCCTTCCTGTTCCTCGCCGACCGCCGGCGCCGGCGCGAGCTGGCCGAACGCCTGAACCTCGACGCCATGGCGGCGCGCGGCGACCCGAAGAAACTCAAGAGGCTGGTCAGAGACCTGGCCAAGGACCGGCCACCGGGCGCGGAGGACGGATGACCGGAGGTAACGATGATGCATAAGCGACACGAGCGCATACCCGCCGATCGGATCAAAAACCTCCGCCCCTTTGGCCGCGGCTGCGAGTTGCGAATCATCGTGGGAAAGAAGCCCATGCCCGAGCTAATCGCAGATGTCCGATCCGCGGCGGCCGACCCGACAGTCAAGGCCATTCTTCTCGACATGGATGTGTCGAAACCATGACCTTCAAAGTTCTCTACCGCGCGGCCAAGGGCGAGTTCGAGGAGGCCATGGCCGAGATGAAACGGCCCATGGCCGAGGCGGCGACGGCCGCTATCGAGGAGGCGGGCGCGACGATAAAGGTCGGAGCGCGTGCCGACATCGCGCGCGCCGGCTTCTCCAAGCGGTTCCAGAACGCGCTCCGGGTCGATACCTTCCCGCGCCGGCCCAAGGTCTCGATCGACGCGGCCGCCTTCATCTTCAGCAAGGTGCCCTACGCCGAGGTCTTCGAGAGCGGGGCGACGATACGCGGCAAGCCCCGACTGTGGATCCCGCTCGAAGGGACGCCGAAGAAGATCGGGCGCGATCGGATGACCGCCAAACGCTTCGCCCAACGGATCGGCCCCTTGACGTTCCTCGATCGCGGCGGCCGCCGGCCGCTGCTCGGCGCGCGCGCGGCGCTTACCCGCAGCCAGGCGAACAAGGCGCGGCCCAAGGTCTCGCTCGCGGCGTTGCGCCGGGGTGCCGATGGCACGGCCACCGGGCGCACGGTCCTGCGCACGGTGCCGCTGTTTCTGGGCGTCAGCTCCATCGTGGTGCCGAAGAAGTTTTCGGTGCGCAAGATCATCGACAAGGCGGCGGGGCGTCTCGCCGAGATCTACGTCCGGAAGATCGGGAAAGGAATCTGAGCCATGGCCAAATCCCGAACCACCCTCAAGCAGCGCATCGCCCTCGACGGCGGCAAGGACATCGAGGAGGAGCTCGCCAAGATCGGCAAGGTCGGCGAGAAGGCCTTCGCGCTCCTGAAGAAATCCGCCAAGGAATTCGAGGGCCCGGGCAAGCGCCTGTCGGCCGCGGTCAACCGGCTCAAGAACCGGATGCTTCTATTGCGCGCGGCGGGCAAGCGGGTCGGCGATTCCTTCCGCAACATGGCCCGGCGCGGCCGGGCGCTGCGCCAGGGCCTGGTGCGCATCGGGCGCAACCTGGCGCTCGTCGGTGCCGCCGGCCTGGCGGCCGCGGCGGCGCTCTTCAAATTGGCCAAGTCCGGGGCGGCGGCGGCGGATGCCGCCGGCAAGACCGCGCAGGGCGTGGGCCTGACGGTCACCGAACTGGGCCGCCTGGTCTTCGCCGCCGAACAGTCGGGGATCTCCCAGGAAAAGTTCCTGAACATACTCACCCGCTTCAACCAGGGGCTCGGCGAGCTGGCGGAGGAGGAGCGCAAGGCCGGCAAAGCCACCAAGAAGACGGGCGATCTGACGGACCGTGCCCGGGAGGCCTACGATCAGTTCGGGGTCACGGTGCGCGATATGAGCAAGGAACTCGCCGGCACCGCCAAGGGCTTAATCGATGTCGACGCCACGGGCACCCTGGCCGCGCGCGCGCTGAAAGGTGCCGGCATCACGGCCCTGGACGCTACCGGCAACATGAAGCCGCTGGTCGGCCAGATCCTCGAGTTTGCTAACGCCTTCGCTGGCGTGCCCGCCGGGGTCGAGAAGGTGAAATCCCTGATCGACATCACCGGGACGCGCAATGCGCGGCTCGCCGCCCCGTTCTTCAACCAGACCGCCGCCGGCATCCGGAACCTGGGCGACGAGGCCGAGAGACTCGGCGTGGTCTTCTCGGAGAGAGATTTCAAATCCGGCCGCGATACGATCGATGCTTTGAACAGGGCCGTGGTCTCGCTCGTCGGCAGCGGGGTCCTCAAAGGCCTGACCGACGAGATCGGCTTGATCTTCAATGAGGATTTGAGCCGTGCCGCGGACGCTTTCACCGCGGCGCTCCGACGCAACCGCGATGCCATCGTAGCGTTTTCCGAAGGTAAAATTAGGCAGGCGATCTCGCTGGTCGAGGACCTGGTGGCTGCCATCCAGTTCCGCGATGTCGATGTGAGCGAGAGTGGCGCGTTCATTCTCGAGGCGCGCGACGCCGTGATCGCCTTCGCCCAGGACGTTAAGGCCGCCTTCGACGATGTCATCGTGCCGGCGTTCGAGGCGCTGGTCGAGGCCGCCGACTTCGTCGCCGGGGCGCTGAACGATGTTTTCGGGACCGATCTCACCGGCCGGCAACTCCTGATCGCCGCCGTGGTCGCGCAACTGCTCGGCATCTTTACCGCGCTCGCGTCCGTGGTCGGCCTGGTGGCCGCGGGTTTCGTGGCGTTCGCCGCCGTCGGCAGCTTGGTCGTTAACGCAATCGGCGTCATTGCCGCCGCCGCCGGCGTGCTCTCCGCGGCACTGCTCGCCATCGGCGCCATCCCCGCGCTCATCGTCGCCGGGCTGGCGGCGGCCGTCGTTGCGATCGTCGTCTTCTGGGACGACATCACGGCCGCTGCCCAAGCCGCCTGGACCTTCATCACCGGGCTCTGGGGCGATCTGGCCGACGTCCTGGGCGGCTTCGCCGACGCCGCGGCCGAGCGCCTGGTAGCTGCGTTCCGCGGCGCCGTGGCGACCATCAAAAGCCTCCTGAGCAGTCTGATTTCCTTGGCAAGGCGCGCCTTCAAGGCCGCCAGGGAGGCGCTCGGCCTCTCGGGCGGCGGCAGCGCGTCGGGCGCCGGGGTGCCGGTCCTGGCCGGCGGCGGCGCGGTGCGCGGGCCGGGCACGCCGACCTCGGACTCGATCCTGGCGCGGCTGTCCGATAAGGAGTTCGTCATCCAGGCCCGGGCGGTGCGGCACTACGGCGCCAACCTCTTCGCGGCCCTCAACTCCATGCGCCTGCCCAAGTTCTCCGGCGGCGGCTTGGCGGAGGGCATCGCCCGATCGCTCACTTTGCCGCTCATGCCGATCCCCGTCTTCGCGGCCGGCGGCCCCGTCAACGTGCCGGCGCTGGCCCCGGCGGGCAAGGCCGGGACTCCGTTCACCATCGTCCTCGATGGCCAGAGCTTCCCGGCGCGGGCCGACCAGGAGGTCGCCGAGGCGCTCGGCCGCGTTGCCTTGAGCCAGGCGCGCGCCAGCGCCGGCCGGCCACCCAGGAGGCTGTGAGCCCGTGTCGGATACCGATCTCGTCCTGACCGGCATCGGCATACCCGACTTCTCGGCGCGGGGCCTGCGCGAGAACCTGCGCCCGATCGACGGCGGCAGCCTGCGGCGCACGGTCAACGGCGCCCTGGTCGACGTGACCGAGTCCTCGTTCCGGAAATATGCGCTCGCGATCACCGGCTCGGACCAGGAACCGCCGGCCTTCGATTCCATCTGGCGCGGCCAGTCGGTCACGGTCGATGCCCTGACCAAGCTGTCCTATCCGACCAGTGGCGGCTCCCCGGGCCGGACCGTGGTGCCCGGCTCGAGCGTGGTCAACGGCAGCTTCACGGTCTATCGGCCGCGGCTCACCATGCTGGTGGTCGACTGGACCCTCGAGCGCGACGAATGGGGCGCCGTGATCGGCTGGTCGCTGGACTTGGAGGAGGTCTGATGCCCCTGCCGATCTTCATCGACATCGACGGCACGCTGACGGATTCCCCCCATAAGGGGGGCTCGGGCCTGCCCGAACGCATCGCAGCCGTCGAGGCCTTGATCGCGCGCGGCCGGGAGGTGGTGCTCTGGTCCGCGTGCGGCACTGACTACGTCCGGGACTTCGCGAAGAAATACGGGCTGCGCCCGATCGCGTGTATCGGCAAGCCTGATAAGGCGGTCGACGACCGCCCGACCATCCGGCCGGCCGGAAGCATGCCAGTGGTGTGCCCCGAGGACTTCTTCGACTGCGCCTAACCGTCGAGGGTGATGAACAAATGTTTATTGCTTTTCCACCATCCGCGCCGCCGTGGCGTCGGCTTGAAGTGATGACGATCTTGTTCCCGGAGCGCAGAAAATGGGGATGGGTCTTTCATGAGAGCGAGCGCTGGCTTTGTCTTGGGCGGCTTGAAATCCACTTGCCGATTTTCGAGCGGTTCTAGGAGATATGACCCTCTACTTCGCCTGGGTCGATGCCTCGGAGACCACTTTCGGGGTCGAGCACGAGGTCGAAGACGAGCAGGTCTTCCGCCTGACCATACGGCACGAGGAGGGCGAGTTCGCCAAGGCCGAGGTCGAGATCGCCAACCCGCGCGTCGGCCTCCTTGGAGCCGGGCGCAAGCGTTGGGCCTGGATATCCTTCGACACCGCAGCGACGCCGGGGGTGGTGCCGCTGTTCTTCGGCCGCCTGCTCGGCCTGCCGCAGCGATTGGCGGGCGAGACGGTGACGTTGGAATTCCTGGCCCGACCGGCCGACTTCGACGCTAGGAAGGACGCGGCCGCGGCGGCGCTCAAGGTCGCGCCATTCTGGGATCCGGTCTGGATCGAGCCGGAGCGCCGCGACGATCCCGATGCGGTGCTGGAAGCGCGGGCCGCGCGCTGGCACATCGACCGCACGACCCACGCGGTCACCGCCTCGGACGTCAACGCCGGCGAGGACGGCACCCTCGACTTCGGCGCGCCGGGCGACGCGACGGTGTTCTATTCCTCGCTCGAGGCGGCGCCCCTGCAACCCCCGGCGCGCCGGATCCGGGTCGAGGCCGAGGTGCTCTGGGACCAGGCCGGTGCCGGTTCCGTGGATTTACGTCAAAGCCTGATCGCCGCCTTCGTCGCCGCCGGCACCTCGGCCGGCCACGTCATCACGAGCTACACCGGCGAGGGCCTGGAGGGCGACTGGCCCGATCCGGGCGCCCGCATCGGCGCCGGCTGGCGGGTCGGCGCATCCAAGGTCCTGCGCGGCGAAGGCGTCTGGATCAACCAGATATTCCAGCCGGTGACCATGGGACGCTCGCTCGTGAAGTTCCCTTTGTGGACCTTCGCGCCGACCTTCACCGTCGAATTCGAGGCCGAGCGCTCGCGCTCCGAACGCGTGGTCTTCGAGCTCGAGGCCGACACCCAGGAGATGCTGACCGACGTCGGCGATGCCGAGGTCCTCGCGCTCGATCTCAGCTCCTTCGAGATTGCCGAGGCGATCGACGATCAGGGCAGCGCCGGCTTTACCACGCCGATCGGCGATGTCCGCCGCAACAGCTACTTCGTGACGGATCGGGGCAAGCAAAGCCTGGAACATCTGATCGCGCGCGCCCGGGCCGAGCTGCTGGAGCGGGCGCGGGCGGTCGAGATCGGGTTCGAGACGACCTGGGCAGAGGCGCTCGACCTCTCGTGCCGGCTGAGCGCCCGCGTCGTCGATGCCCGCCTGCCCGGCGGCGAGGCGACCGGCAAGGTGGTCTCCTACGTTCTCGGCATCGAGGGCGACAGCGGGCAGTTTTCCGCCGAGGTCACCATCGCCTGCACCGTGGGTCAGGGGACCAGCGTCTCGGCGGCGGCGGGGTCGCCGGACTATGTCGAGGACGGTTACGTCGAGGACGGCTATCAGACCCGGAGCGGCGCCATCGTCTTGGCGGTCGCGGGGGAGGTCGGCTACACCGATTACGACGATCAGGGGCCGCCCAATGACGGTGCCGCCGACGATGGCGTGGACCTCCTGCGCATGACGCCGGCGCGCTCGATCCTCAGCTTGCAGGTCTTCGACGGCCAGGACGCCCAGGAGGCGGTCCTGGACCAGGGCTTCACCTCGCTCGCGGTCGCCATCGAGGCGCTCAACGAGGCCTTCACCGAGGTTGACCTGTCCCTGGTGCCGCTCGATGGCGGGCCGTTCGCGCACACGATCGACGTCACGGTGACCGGGCTGGCGGTGCCCAAGACCATCGACCTGGAGGCGACGTGACCTTCACCGTCAAGCGCGCCTTCATCTTGAGCGGCTTCTTCGGGAGGCAGGCGGCGCTGGTGCGGCGCATCCCGCGGCGCCGGCCGCCGGGCGCGAGCGGCGAGGCGTTGCTGCGCTGGGGCAAGCCTAGCGCGTTTCAGTTCACCAGCGGCGGCGGTTTCACGCAACCGACCATCAACATCCTGCCGTCGGGCGACGAGGCCGAGGCGGACGATGCGGCGCTCGGCCTGATCTTCACCGAGACCGGGCGCCTGACCACGATCGTGCGGGTCAGCAATCCGCTCGACGCCAACGACTTCGTCGACGTGGAGCGCATCGACCGGATCTCCTTCCAAGGCCCGGACGGCGTGATCCGGACCTTCGTACTCAATAACTGAACAGATGCCTGTCCGCCTCGATCCCTGGCAGAACATCGTCAACGTGTCGTGGAGCGCGGCCCCTCCCCCACCGCCGCCGCCTACTCAAAGACCCGCGATCGCCGGTGGCACCTGTACGGAGTCCAACGTAGCCCTCCCCCTGGACCTGGATTTCACCTGGGGGTCCGTCCAAGGCTTTCCGGCCATAATCGGCGACATGCTTCTGGCCCATGTCTCGGCCGGCGGGGTGACCACGATCTCGCCGCCGGCGGGTTGGAACGAGCTCTTCCATACGACCTTCAGCCCGTTTTATACGCAAAGCGCCTTCTACCGATTCAAGGAGGCCGGCGATCCCGACCTATGGACCTTCACGCAAAGCTCGGACAAGGGGATGGCCGGATGCGCGTCCGCCGTCAGACGGGCCGCCGCCAGTCCAATAGCTGCGCTGACGATCAACCACATCCCGGTGGGCGAGTTCCCCGACTCCCTGCCGATGTTCATCCAACCGGAATTGCCTCTGATCCTCGGTTTCGTGGACACCAACAACAAATTCTTCCTCCAGCAAAATTACCCCGAACCGCCGAATCCGGTGTGGTTCAAGCGCTACCGATTCAGGTCCGACGGCACATTCGATCACGGCATGATGCTGTTTAACGCCTCCGAGGGGGTTTTCACCGGACCGGGAACCTTGCCGGCCACGCGGTTTTCGCCGTTCACCGGCAATTCGGAGATCGTAACCGTCGTGGCAATCGCGCCGGCACCATAACCAGGAGCTCATTCGGACATGGGACACACCTCCGGCCTCATCTTCCGCACCGCCGGTTCCTGGGGTCCGGGCAAGGGCTCGAACCTCATACCCGCCGAGATCGACCAGAACTTCGACAATGTGGACGAGCGGCTCGATACCCTGGAGACCAACCCGCCGACGCCGGTGGAGATCTCCTCGATCTCGGTCACGGGCGCCTCGATGACCGTCAACATGGCCGACGGCAGCAAGTTCGGTCCGTTCACCCTGCCGACCGCCGCCTTCGTCTTCCGCGGCGACTGGGCGCCGCTCACGCAGTATTTCGAGAACGATGTCTTTTTCGAACCGGGCGACGGCATCTTCTTAGTTCTCACCGACTTCGAATCGGCCACCGCCTTCGATCCCGGCGGCGCCGAGATCGCCAAGTTGCTGCCCGACGCCGCCCGCTGGTTCACCGGCTCGGGCGTGCCGTCCTCCTCTCTCGGGAATGAAAACGACCTGTATCTCGACACCGCCAACGGCGATGTCTACGAGAACCAGGGCACGCCCGGCTGGGCGCAGATCGCCAACCTCACGGGCCCCACGGGTCCGGCCCCGGCCACCCTCGACGATGTCGGCGATGTCGACTATGGCACCCCGGGCCCGGCTGACGGCGACGTGCTGGTGCGGCGCGGCGGCGGCTGGGTGCCCGAGGCAGGCGTCGGCCGCCAAACGATCTGGATGCCAGCCGCGGCCCTGCAGCCGACGGTGACTGCGGGCGCCGGCGACCATATCACTCAGGGCGGGCTGACGACGGTTGAGCTTACGGCCGGTCGCCCGAACATCACATACCTGCCCTTCGAGACAGCCACCAAACAGAACGCGCAATTTTCGATCTCCATGCCGAAGTCGTGGGACCTTGGAACCTTCACCTACGAGGCAATGTATTCCCACGCGGGCGGCCAAACAGGGGGCCTCGATGGCGTCGCCTGGGGCTTGAGCGGGGTGGCGGTTGGGGACGGCGAGACGGTCGACGTTGTATTTGGCACCGAGGTCGTTGTGACCAAAGACGCGAGCGCGGCTGATTCCGAGCACAAAACAGCGGAGAGCGCAGCGGTCACGGCGGCAGGGGCAATCGCCGCCGGCGACACCGTCTATTTCAACCTTGCTCGCGTGGTCGCGGACGCCGCGGACGATTTGGACGTCGACGCGCGAATGCACGGGATCAAGCTGTTCTATTCCACCAACGCGCTCACAGATGATTAAGAGACCGGCATGCTGCGATTGACCAACTTGGCTGGCTTTTCAGCGGCGAAAGCGCGGGGCCAGGCTATTCCCGGAAACCCGCCGGTCACCGACCCCGACTTTGCCAGCGTTAAGTTATTGCTCGGTTTCAACGGCGTCGACGGGGCGACCATCACAGCCGACGAAAGCGACAACGCGGCCGTGTTAAATTCCTTCATCGAGAATGCGCAACTCGACCAGGCGCAGCAAAAATGGGGCAGCGCCTCGCTTTTGTTGGATGGCGACGGGGATGCGGTTCACTGGGATGACGATGCGGATTTTGCCATAGGGTCGGGTGAATACACGATCGATGCCTGGCTTCGCCCAGCGTCCGTGCCTGGTGTAAACGTCGTCTTTTTAGAACAGTGGTCAAGTGTGCAGCGCTCCATTTCATTTGGGACACATGCGACTGGAACTCAAATCAGTTTGCGGACTTCGACGACTGGCAACACGACAACCTCGACGCTGCTTTCGGGGACACTCACTTGGAATGTCGACCAGTGGTATCACGTCGCGAGCGACCGGGATTCTGGCGGTGTAATTAGAATTTATCGCGACGGAGTTTTCCTCGCGAAACATACTCAGGCCACCACCTTGCATGATTCAACGCGGGTGCTCGAGGTCGGCACTGATTTTGATGGGCATATCGACGACCTCCGGTACACGGTCGGCGTCGCCCGTTACGCCAGCGACAGTGGCTACACCGTTCCGACAGAAGCCTTTCCGCGTCAATGAGTGGGACCATCGACTGGACCGTCACCTTCTTCGAGATCGTCACCCAACCCTAACCAGGGGAGAGATCATGCGAAATTTTCCCTGAGCCGCCTGCGGGCGGCTTCGTTGATTCTTGCCGCCGCATTACTGGCAGCGGGGGCGGCGCTTGCGTTTTCGGGCCCGGCCCGGGGCGAACAAACGGTCTGCGATCTGCGCCACAAGGTCGTCGAGCACCTGGCAAGCAAGTACGGCGAGGCGGTAAGCGCCTGGGGCGTCTCCGCGGCCGGCGCGCTGGTCGAGGTTTTCGAGAACCCGGAAACCGGCACCTGGACCATCACCGTGACCGCGCCCGGCGGCACGGCCTGCCTGGTCGGCGCCGGCGACGGCTGGCGCCACAAGACCGCGCCCGTGCCGCCGCCGCGCCGCGACATGGCGCTGTAACGGGGACGGGCATGGGGGAACCGGGGCTCGCCGAACTGCACGCCGGCCTGGCCGCGCTGAAGGCGGCGATCGAGACCGAACTCAAGGGCGTCAACGCGCGCATCGGCAAGATGGAAAAAACCCAGGCCTGCCTGGTCGAGCAGATGACCGCCGGCCGCACCACGGTCAGGGTCCTGCGCTGGGTCGGTGCCACCGTGCTGGCACTCGCCGGTTTGGCCGCGGCGTTCTGGGAGAGGATCGGCGGATGAAGATCACCGCACCCGATATCGAGGTACTGGCGCGCACGGTCTATGGCGAAGCTCGGGGCGAGAGCGCCCTCGGCAAGCTGGCGGTCGCTTGGGTCGTGGTTAACCGGGCCAAGCGCGCCCGCAGCGGCCTAGCCGCGGCCTGCCTCAAGTCGATTCACTTCTCCTGCTGGAACAACGCACGCGCCAACGATGCCAATCAACTCGCCATGATGACTGCCGATCTGTCGGACCCGGTTTTTGCGCGCTGCGTAATCGCCGCGTTACAAGCCGCGCATGGTCTCGCGCCCGACCCGACCGGCGGCGCGCGCCACTACCACGCGCTTGGCGTCCGGCCGCGCTGGGCCAGGGGCAAGAGCTACGAGACCATCGGCCGTCACCGTTTCTATCGCGGCATCGACTAGGAGTTCCCCATGAAAGCCAAGCTGATCGCCGGCGTGCTCGCCGGTGCGTTCCTGCTGGGCGCGGCCTGGGCCTTCGGGCCCGAGGTTGCGCAAGACCTGTTCGCCACCGTGGCCGAGTTCGTGACCGGGGGTATGGAATGAAAAAAACTTTCCTCGCCGCCTTGGCGGCGTTGCTTCTGCTCGCCGGTTGCTCGACGGCGCAACGAGCGGCGCTGACCGCCGGCATCGAGCACGCCCGCCAGGCCAAGGATATCGAGGCCGGAGTGCTCAAGGCCTCGCTCTGCGCCATGTCGATCGGTGCCTATCACCGGGTCAATAACGAACCCGAGCAGCGCGCCATCGACGTGCTCTGCGGCGGCCAGTGGGAGCGCCCGGTGACCGCCGACGACGTCCGCGCGCTGCGCGAGCTGGGCGAGCTTCTGAGGGCGCCCGAATGACCCCTGGCGTCTCGTTCCTGGACGGCCGGGTCCACGCGCTCGATCGCGACGGGCGGCCGGTAATCCACGGTTGGGCGCCCGAGGCCTTCGCCTGGCTGGCCCTGCGCCTGGGCGGCGAGACCGGCCGGCCGGTGGTTCTGGTCCATGGTTTCGGCTACGACCCGCGGGCGCGCTCGCGCGATAACCCGCACCATCGGGGGCCCTTGGGCGGGGCCGGCAGCTTCGCCCGCTGGCGCCGCGACCTCATGCCCGCCCGCTTGAGGGTTGGCCAGCTCGACCGGCCCGAACCAAAGGGCCGCTGCCCGGGCCTCGGCTTCGGCTGGTACTCGGTGCCGCTGGGCCTGCGCGGGGTGCTGGGCGCCTGGCGCCACGGGCGCTGGAACCGCTACCGCTATGCCTGGGACCTGGCCGAGGCGGCCGGGCCGGCGCTTAGCGTCATGCTGCGCCGCCTCGGCGGGCCGGTGGATGTCCTGTGCCATTCCTTGGGCTCCCGGGTCGTCATCGAGGCCCTGGGGGCCGACACCGCGTTGCCGGTGAAAAACGTGGTGTTCATGAACGGCGCCGAGTTCGCCGTGCCCGCGGGCCTCCGCGCGAGGGCAAATAGCCACATCCGCTTCGTCAACCTGGTGGTCGCGGCCGACGATGTCCTCGCCAAGCTCGACACCGCCTTCGCGCCGGTCTCCGGCCAAGGCGCGCCGATCGGCCTGGACGGCCTCCGGGGCCTGGGATCTGGCGCGCCCGACAACTGGATCGACATCGCGCTCGACGACCCGGAGGTCCAGCTTTGGGGGGCCATCCATACGTGGCACCTCCAAGGCGACAACCCGAAGAAATGGGCCGACCACTGGTACACCTACCGCCACGCGGGCAACCACGGCCTGATCCGCGCCGCCCTGGCCGGCGAGTTCCTCGACCCGCCGCCGTCGGTCATCTGACCTAGTACACGACCTGCCGACCCGCCCGCCGTCGCCCTAACGGGCTATGGCGGGCGCTTTTTTTGTGCGCGGAACGGCCCGCGAACATCCTCCCCGGGTCTCCCCGGGTAACACCCGGAACGAACCGGAACCAGGCGGAACCAGCCGGAATCCGACGGTCCGCGCGGATCGGACGATTGTAAAGATTTACAAGGACTTAGTGCTGCCGCGCGAAGGAAACGAGAAGAAAATCAACCCTCCCCCTCACCCTGGGACGGGGCGAACGCCATTGTTGATTTAAGTTGATTTAACTCGATTTACGGCGCTTGCCCCGGGTTCCTCCCCGGGTCTTGGCCGCCGTGCGCGCCGGCAGCAGGCCGATCACGCGGCGCGCGTGGCGGGCGTCGGTGGCGATGTAGGCGGCGATCGACTTCTCGGACAGCCAGGTGCCGGCGTCCTTGATGCCGCGCGCCGTGACCAGGGCCTGGTCCAGGTCGCCGGCGAACAGGCGGCGCGCCATGTGCGGGGTGAAATAGACCCCGGCCGCCGCACACACCGGCTTGAGGTCGTCGTAGAGGCGCTGGCGCCGGCGCCAGGGGAAGACGTAATCGTCGGGATCAAGATTCTTGACCCGCCGGCGCAGCATGGCCCGGGTCCGGGCGTGCAGCTCGATCGCCTTCCAGGCGCGCGACTTGGGGATCCAGACGTCGGCCTGGCGATCGGCCAGGCGCAGATGGCGGACTTTGAGCGAGAGCGTCTCGCCGACGCGCCAGCCCTGGTGCAGGACCAGGACCAGCCAGTCCTCGACGTCGCCCTCGGCGGCGCGCAACAGCGCCGCGACCGCTTGCGGAGAGGGGCGCGGGCGCTCCGGCTCGGCCTCCTTTAGGCGGCGGATGGTGAGGTACGGGCAGAGCGCCGGCCAGTTCTCGGAACCGAAGTGGAGGATGGCGGCGGCGGGGGCCACGACCTGGCGGTTCTTGGTGGCGGCCTTGGCGTTCGGATAGAGGACGTGGGCGGCGGCGTGGATGTCGGCGGCGGTGAGATCAGCCACGGGGCGGGCGCCGAGCAGGTCCTCGAGGCGGGCGATGTAGCGGCGCTCGTCCCGGCCCGGACGGCGCGCGGCGCGGTAGCGCGCGGCTATCTCGGCGAAGGTCTTGGGTGGCGCCGGCGCGGGAACGCGATGACCGAGGCGCTTGGCGGCCTCGAATTCCCCTGCAAGGCATCGCGCAGCTCGGCGGTCCCGTGCCGCTTCGAGGACGAACTCCCACTCCTCGGTTCCGAGATAGACCCGGGCGAGCCAGTGCCGGTTGCCCTTGCGGGTGCCGGGTGGGTAGACGGTGAACCCCATACTTGCTCCGTGATGGCACGGGCCTGGGCGGGCGTGAAACGGCGCCCGCGGCGGCCCGGGTTATACCACTCGCGCTCGGGAAAGTCGCGCACGACCTCGGCGACGTAGCCGTAGGCGGTCGATAGCTTGACCTGCCAGGCGGCGGCCAGGTCCTTCATGGTCAGCAGCTCGACGGCGCGCGGGGTCATCGGGTTTCAGGCTTCGGGATCTATTTCTGCGCCGTCGAACGCCCGCCGCTCGGCCCAGCCGAGGCTGGGCCCGCCCCTGGCCCAGGCGTCGGCGCGGCGCTTGCGCTCGCGCGTGACGATGCGGTTGAGGACCTTATACGCCAGGCGGAACTTGGCGCCGAGGGCATCGGGGCCCATGCCGGCGTCGGCCAGGCGGACGATCTCGGCGCTGACGGCGGGGGGAAGTGCGGCGGCGGACGCCGGTAGCGGCACAGGTGCGGCGCCCGCCGCCTGGGTTGCCGGCGGCGTGGATACGTCACCGCCGGACGGGGAGGGGGTCATGCGACGGCTACCTTGTCCGCCGGCAGCGTGGCGTAGCGGGGCAGGAAACAGTCCTCCAACTCGCCGCTCTCGCGGTTCAGATGACGCCGAATCCCGAATACGTCATCGGTGAAGTCGCTGTCTGGCCCGGCCAACAAGCGGTCGAGATCAAGCGGGCAGCCGTTGCAATGGGCGGCCGTCACGTCCATCAAGAAGTCGAGCTTGTCGGCCGGTATCTCGGCATCTTCGGCGAACTTGAAAGCGCGCTCGGCGATCCGCTCGATGATCGCGGCGTCCTCCTTGCTGGCCTTGAATGAGATTGTCATTGTGGGTTCCTTCGCTTGCTTTCCCGCTCGACTCCCGAGCCGTCGATATACTGGGCCTTGAGATAGGGGCGGCCGATCAGCGGCTGGATAAACCGCTTGTCGAAGCCGCGGCCCTTGAGGGGACGTGCGGCCTTGGGCCAGGCCCCGGCCAGCTTGCGGGCAATCCGCTCGGCCTTGGCCTTCATGCCAAGATCGCGCGCCGATTTGGTCCTGTGGCACGGGCGCCCCAAGGCCTGCCAGTTGCCCGGGCCGTTGTTCCCGCCCAGGCTCAGGGCCTGCCAGTGATCCCATTCGACCGACCCGCATTCGGAGAAGGGCCGGCCGCAGGCGTTGCAGAGATGCCGCTGCCGCTTGAGTACGGCCGCCTGGATAGCCTTGGTGGGGCGGCGCCGGCACTCGGGAGCGAACATGGTGGGTCCTTGCAGTAGGCCTGGGATTGGTTGGGAGCCACGCCGGGTGAATTAGCGAGGGGGAGGGTAGGGGGAAATTTCCGAAACGTCAAGTGCGATTTCGGAAAAATCCGCTAGGAACATTCGGGCATCGGTGCGCTGGGGATAACCCGCGCCGGCGCCGGCGCGCCTCTCAGTTGGCTGGCTTGCAACTCCAGAAGCCGCAGGGGTTGACCAAGTAAAGGCCATTGGGCCGGCGGGTTACGCGGTATTCCCATAAAAGCAGGTCTTTGCCGAGCGGGCCGCAAAACACGCGAATGGCCCTGCCGCGATTGGTCTCCCTGTCCGGATAGGCCACCGTTACCGAGGGGCAGTTATAGCCGCCCGAATCGATGACCCCGGCCAGAGTCCGTTTTACCCCCGGTGTGAGGTCGATCCCCTGGGGCAGCGCAGCCGCTCGTTCTTGTTTCGCCTTTTTCGCTGCCTCTTCAGCCTCCATCTCCAAGTTTTCGATGTGCTTGGCTTCTTTCACGCCCCGGGCTTCCCTCACGGGCTTGGCCTCTTCCAGGCGCTCGGCTTCCGCGAGGCGCGCGGCTTCTTTCAAGCGTTCGGCTTCTTTCAGACGCGCCGCCTCCTTCGCTCGCTTGGCCGCCTCGACACGCCGGGCTTGTTCCACGCGCTCGGCTTCCGTGACGCGCGCGGCTTCTTTCACCCGCTGAGCCTCTTCCGCGGCGCCCGTCGAAACCAGGGCGGCGTCGTCAACCGCGGCGACGTCGGTCTCCGGGCTGCTCGCGGCGTGTAAGAACGCGCCGAAATTAACCATCAGAAGCCCCGCCAGCGCAACGACCGCACCGTCCTTGCGGCTTCTGATTCTGAATATGGTGAGTGGCTTGATGACAGAGATGGCGCCGACGAGAAGGACGACAAAGCCGGCCAAAAACAATGCCGTGCCCATGGACAGTCGTCCCTACGCCCCGGCTTGGCTGCGGCCTGTGAGGATGGCCGCACGTTGGCGCTGTAGCCACAAGCCTCGGCGCCGGAGCGCGCGCTTCGCCAGCTCGTGATATTCGGCCTCCGAGGCCACCTTGCCGATCTCTTCGTGCATCTGGGCGGCGGCCGTAACCAGCTCGCGCGTCTCCAAGGGCAAGCGCTCAGCCTGGTGCAAAGTCTGCAACTCCTCCGCCAGCCACCCGAGAAGTTCCGCAAGATCCACGGGCACCGCCTCGACCAGGTGCGGCTTGGCCGTGGCCGGCATGCGTTCGTAGTCGGCACCCCGATCGCCTAGCCCGGTCACGGGCAGCAATTCCCAATCCTCGAGGCCGAGTTCTGCCGCGATGGCGGGGCGGTCGTCCTCGTCGAGCTTCCAGGGCGAGCGCTTCCAAATGTAGTCGTCAATGAATTTGGAATTGCGGTGTCGGCCGCCGCGCTTGGGGAGTGCGCGGGTCAACTCCGCGAGCGTCTTCCCCAACTTGGCGGCGCGATCAACGATCAAGCGCCGGGTCGCGTCGAGATTCTCGATATCACGCTTCGCCTCTCCCATGGCTCCTAGGCTGCGCCGGAACCTCGGAAATTTCCAATGTGACTTTTCCGATTGACAGATTCGGAAATTTCCCATAGATATGGTGGTCTGCAAGGTCCAGACCGCTAGATCATGTACAAATGTCCGATTCTGAAAATCATGAAAATGTCTCATACAGAACAGTTCTTGTCCGAGGTTCACGATTTCGTGAACGAGACTGGGATAAGTCCAACGGCGCTTGGCAAGGCCGCCGTCGGCGATGGCTCGATCATCGTCGAGGTGAGAAACGGCCGCAGCCCGACGCTGCGGACCGTCGACAAGATCACCACCTACATGGCCGCCGAGCGCCTGCGCCGCGCCGAGGCCGGCGCGCGGCGCAGCACGGCCTGCGAAGCCCTGGTGCCCCAGCAGGTCGAAAGAGAGGTCTATCGCGCAGCCACGCGCGCCTTGAACCGCCTCGGTACCGGCTGGCGCGCGCGCCTGTTGCGGTGGTTCCGGCCATGAGCCGGGCGAAGCCCAAGCAAGGAAAAATCACGTGATCAGCGCCGAAGAAGTGGACGCCAACTATGCCGAGCTCAGCGCTCAGATCGACCGCCTGGAGGAACTTGAGATGCCCGCATGGTCAGGCACAGAAGTCGGAAGTCAGAAGCCGGAAGCTGTGGCGCCCGCCCCGAGATGTATCGGATGCCGTTACTTTCTCCGTTTTGACGTCGAATTCGATCCTGGGCATTGCCACCGTCACGCGCCGACCGCCGGCAAGAGGGGTACTGCCCAATGGCCCTCAGTGTGGGGCGAGTATTGGTGCGGGGACTTCGAGGAGGTCTGCGAAGCGTCCACCCTGGCGGCGGCGGATCGTCGAGCTGCGCCATCGGGCTTCTGGGCGCGGGTCCTGGGGTGGTTCCGAGGGTGAGGAGCCGACCGCCGGGCGTTTAGACCGAAAGGACCGATCATGGAGACCATCCACTACGAGATCACCGGGACCGCGCCGCTGCTGATGCAGTCGGAGCGCACGGTGAACCCCTTCGACCCGCTGACCAAAGCGATGAAGGTGATTACCGGCAAGAAAAAGAAGACCGAGGAGGACAAGATGGATCTGGCCCGCCTGGAGTTCGAGGCCGGGCTGTATTTCGACGCCGATCTCGGCCCCTACATCCCCGGCCTCAACCTGGACGCGATGATCCGCGACGCGGCGAAACTGTCCAAGCTCGGCAAGGCGGTCCAGCGCGGCACCATGGTGGTCGAGGACAAGAACCGGCTCGAGTACGACGGCCCACGCTCTATCGCCAAGCTGTGGGCGGACGAGCGCTTCGTCGATCTCAGGAGCGCAGTCGTCCAGCGCGCCCGGATAATGCGCTGCCGGCCGATCTTCCGCGCCTGGCGGGTCGCCTTCACCGTGGCCTTGGACCCGAAGATCCTGGACGCCGCCGAAGTCCGCCGGATCGTCACCGACGCCGGGCGTTACATCGGCCTGGGCACCTATCGGCCGCGCTTCGGCCGCTTCGAGGTAACCGGCGATGATTAGTTGTAGCGCGGCTCTGCATAGCACGGCCGGGCTGGGCCGGGCGAGGCAGGGCAAGGCACGGAGAGTTCGGCGATTTTCACGACGGTGCGGCATGGTGTGGTCCGGCCTGGTTTGGCAAGGCTCGGCCCGGCGCCGCTCGGCTTGGCACGGCTTGGCACGGCTTGGCACGGAGATTTGAATGATTAGCGAGGTTGTGGCGCTGCTGGGCGCGGCGCGGCTGGGCCGGGCGGGGCAAGGCTTTGCTGGGTGCGGCATGGCGGGGCGCGGCACGGAGATTTTGACGATTGTCACGAGTTCATCGCGGCGTGGCCGTGCATTGCCCGGCACAGCTTGGCATGGCGCGGCTTGGCCTGGCGAGGCACGGAGACTTTGCGGATTTCACGCGGCTCGGCGGGGCAGGGCCAGGCCTGGCCTGGCAGGGCACGGCCTGGCGGGGCAAGGCACGGAAACTTTGCAGATACCACGCGGCGCCGCTTGGTTTGGCCTTGCTGGGCTCGGAGCGGCTGGGCAAGGCAGGGCGCGGCTTGGCACGGAGATTTCAGGAATTTTACGCGGCAGGGCGCGGCGGCGCGTGGCCAGGCCCGGCTCGGCGTGGCAAGCCGCAGCTCGGCTGGGCGCGGCTCGGCCAGGCCCGGCAAGGCACGGAGACTTTGCGGATTTCACTCGGCGCGGCAAGGCATGGCGGGGCAAGGTCCGGCGGGGCGAGGCGCGGCGGGGCTTGGCAAGGGACGGGGATTTGAATCATGATCGAGGCTAAACCGATCGAGGTGCATCCGGCCTGGCGCCAAGCGCTGGCCGGGTTCCACGAGCAGGGCTTCGAGGCCGGCGACCTGGTCGGCTTCGACTGGCTCTACGAAGCGTTCAAGATCACCCGGCCGGGACCGGCGACGCGCTACGAGGACGCCAAGAAGGCCGAGCTCGCCTTCGTCGCCGCGATGGAGCCGTTCCGCGGCGCCCTGCTGCGCGAGCACCAGATAGCGCTCGATAACGTGCGCGGCCAAGGTTACCGGATCGTGCCGCCGCCCGAGCAGACCGAGTGGGCCGAGACGGCGGGGCTGCGCGAGGCCAAGCGCGCGCTCGGCAAGATGGGGCACCGGCTCAGCTTCGTCGACATGCGGCAATTGAACGCCGCCGAGCGGCGCGCCAACGCCGACGCCTTAACGCGGTACGCCATGCTCGCCGGCCTCACCAAACGCATCGAGAAGGTCCGGCGCGAGCCCGAGGCGGTCCTTGCGGCCGACGAAGCGGCTCGCGCAATTGGCGGGCCCAATGATGCCTGATCCCCGATCCCTGGCCTCTGGAACCCCCTTCACCTGCCCCGGCTGCGGCGCCGAGACCGACGACCTCGATGCGCTCGCCGAGACCTGTGTCGATTACGTCTCCGGCATCGGCCGCTGCCCGGCGCGCGCCGAGGTCCTGGACCGCCGGCGCCGGTGCCAGCACTTCCGCCAGCTCCTCGCCGGTGATCCGGTGGGCGAGCCGTTCATCGCCGGCGACGGAGGGCCGGTATGACCGCAATCCGTCAAACGCGCGCCGCTGCCGGCCAACCCGGCGCGCAGCAAATCCCCGCCACCTCGGTCAACCCGGCCTATTGGGCGGTGGTGCAGGGCCGGCTTGCGGGCGCGCACCCGGAGACGCCAACGGCCGTCAACCCGCACCGCATCCGCGACGCAGGCGGCAGGTTAATCAAGACATGCCGCTCGCGGACCAGCCGGGCCCTGGCGCTGTGCTGGGACTACGGCTTCGCCGGCATGCCGCGCGCGCGGCCGAAACCCCGTGACACAGTTTCACGTGGAACAACGCTCCGGCCGCCGCGCGACGATTGGCGGGACCACGAAATCGAGGTGCTGCGGCTGGCGCGCTCGGGCGGCCAAGGCCACCTGAGCGACCGGCAACTCGCGGTCATCGTCGGCAAGAGCCACGACGCGGTGCGCGCGAAGCTGGCGCGCGGGCGGCGCTTGAGCGAGAGAGCGTGAGCGATGGTCGCGCGCTACACGGCCGAGGAGCTGGCCACCATCCGGGAGCTCTTCCCGGCGGGCGGAGCCGTGGCCTGCCACGCCGTCCTGCCGGACCATACGCTGGGGTCGATCGCCCAAAAGGCAAACCGGATCGGGGTGCGCCTCGACAAGCCGGCCTACAACGCCGCCATGCGCGCCCGGCGCGCGCGGCAGAAATCCTACAAATACAGCAAGCCGAGGCCGGAGCCGTGCGCGGACGCGCGCCCCCGGGCCTGCCTGCGCTGCCGCGGGGACTTCCCCAGCGAGGGCATCCACAATCGGATCTGTAAGCACTGCCGCGAGAAGAACGCCAAGACGACGGTCGCGGTTACGCTGTCCGACGGTTTCGGCGGCTACGTCCCGCCGCACCGGGGGTTGTCGTGAGCCGGCCTCCGGAGCGGACGCTTGGCGAGACCGAGCTGCGCGCGCCGCGCCGCCGGCATCACTCGAACCCGGCATCCGACACCCAGGACCCGCCGCGCGCGAGCGACGCGCTGGTCCGGGCCGCCGACCGCGCGCTCGAGGCGGCGTGCCATTTCATCGACGGGGATCTCGACTACGGCGCCCTGCGCCTGCTGGCCCAGCGCTACCGCGCCGAGGTCGAGCGCGCGGGGCTGGCGACGGCGCGCGCCGGGGTTGGCCAGGGCGGCCGGCGCAACGAAAAGAAGTCCCATTTCGTACAATCTGACCCATCGGAAGATTGATGGCCGAAAACAGCAAAATCGAGTGGACGGACGCGACCTGGAACCCCGTCGTCGGCTGCTCGGTCGTCTCGCCCGGCTGCACCAACTGCTATGCCATGCGCATGGCCGGAACGCGGCTCAAGACGACGAAGCCCTACAGCGGGCTCACCCAGGATACCAAGGCTGGGCCCGTCTGGACCGGCGCGGTGCGGTTCCTCGAGGAGCGTCTTACCCAACCGCTCAAGTGGCGCAAGCCGCGACGGGTGTTCGTGAACTCCATGGGAGACCTGTTCCATGAGGATGTGCCCGATGATTGGATCGATAAGGTCTTTGCCGTGATGGCTGCCTCGCCGCGCCACACCTTCCAGGTTCTGACCAAGCGGCCGGAGCGGATGCGCGAGCATGTGCTCCGCCTTTCGAGGACCATAAACCCGCTCGAAGCGGAAGCCCGTGCGTTCGGCCACACCTTCAATTTCGAGGGTCATTCGCTCCTGCGTTGGCCGATCCCAAATATCTGGCTCGGCACATCGGTCGAGGACCAGCGCCGCGCGGATGAGCGGATGCCCCATCTGCTGAACGCGCCGGCAGCAGTGCGGTTCCTGTCGTGTGAACCCCTGCTAGGGCCGATTGACTTGCGGGAAGTATCAACCGCAGGCGTGGGTGCCGCCGCTGGGAACAAGATGGCCGACTGCCTTCATTGGGTCATCGCCGGCGGCGAGAGCGGCCCGCGCGCGCGGGGCATGGATCCAGCCTGGCCACGATCGATCAGAGACCAATGCCGAGAGGCGGGCGTGCCGTTCTTCATGAAGCAGATGTCGCGCAAGGCGCCGATCCCCGCCGATCTCATGGTGCGGGAATTTCCAAGGTCGGATTCTGCACCAAGTAGCGAGGAGCCGAAATAGTGGCCCGAATCATCTCCTGGTTTAGCTGCGGAGCACCTAGCGCGGTGGCCACCAAATTGGCCCGCCCGGACGTGATCGCCTATTGCGAAGTCAAGGAGGAGCACCCGGACAACATGCGGTTCCTGCGTGATTGCGAGAAGTGGTTTGGCCAGGAAGTTCTGATCCTGGGGAACGACAAATACGGCCGCTCGGCCCGTGAGGTTTGGCGGCAAACCCGATTCCTGGTTGGCCCCACGGGCGCCCGTTGCACCACCGAGCTGAAGAAGAAGGTTCGCCAGCAATTTCAAGAGCCGGATGATGTGATTGTGATGGGCTACACGGCCGATGAAACCGACCGGGTTGCGAAGTTCCAGGGGGCCAATGCCGAGGGGCATAACCTCTGGCCTATCCTGATTGAGCGAGGTCTGACCCGAAGCGACTGCAAGGCCGTGGTCGAGAGGGCGGGCATCGAACTTCCGGCCATGTACCTCCTGGGCTATCGGAACAACAACTGCATCGGCTGCATCAAGGGCCAGGCCGGCTACTGGAACAAGATCAAGGACGATTTCCCCGAGGATTTCCAGGAAACAGCCCAGATCGAGGCGGAACTAGGGCGCACTATCTGCAAGCGGGAATGGACCAATGGAGGCGGTGAGCGGCAGCTAGAGCGGTTTCCGTTGACTGAGTTGCCGCCGGACCTCGGCGACTATCCCAACGAGACGGATATCGAGTGCAGCCTGTTCTGCCGGATGGCCGAGCAAGATATGTCCGTTATTGACACTCAGGAGAAGGGTTGATGCGTTGCGTCTATTTCTACGGTTGCCGCTTCGCTGGTAGGTGTAAATCCGAGTGCGGTGATGCTCGCCCTTCTGACCCAGAGGAGGCGAAGCAGGCACTTCAAGACCGGATGAAATGGGAACAGGATCATCGACCGCCCGGCTCCGTTTATCAACGATCTGAGGCCGGCGATGATTGACCCCGAATCCGAGCGGAATTGGCCCGAAGATTTCTCGCACGAGAACGGCAATTACTTCTGCCGTTGCTGTCACTGCGGGAAGGATTTCATCGGCCATAAGCGCCGGGTGGTCTGCAAGGTATGCTCGACCGGCTCCGTTAAAGACACAGGAGAAAGCTGATGGAGTGGGCGTGGCCTCAGTGGGTTTACGCAGGTCTTTTCGTTTTGAACATCGTCCTCTGCGTATCGAAGCATGGCGAGTCCCGCGAACCATACAACGGACCGCTCGCGACCATCTGTGCGGCGGTTTCTATATGGATTCTTTATGAAGGCGGCTTTTGGACGCCAGTCCAATGAGGTCCGTTTGTAAGACGGGAGACAACGATGGCTGAACGCATCCAGAGTCAACGCACGAAGGGTTGGAAAATGCCGCCCAATACGGTCTACGTCGGGCGGCCTAGCCGGTGGGGAAATCTTTGGACGATAGGGACCGTTGCTTGTGGCTGCCGCTCCGTTGGGGAGTGTACCCACAATCAGTTTCGAACGGATACCGCCACCGAAGCTGTCGAGGCCTACCGCCAATGGTTACATCAACATCGACCTGCGCGCCTGGAAGCAAAACTCGCGCCGCTACGCGGCAAGAACCTAGCCTGTTGGTGCCCGCCGGGCCATCCCTGCCATGCGGATGTGCTGTTGGAGATGGCGAATGGGTCCGATTCCGGACGATCTGACGGGGGCGAGAAAACATGACCGATTCGATGGTTTTCCCGAGCGAAATGACGCCCGAGCTTCAAGACATATTGGGCCGGCCAAACTTCGTTTGCGGCCCTATCGCTCATATCTTCCAAGCCGCCGGCGCGGACATCCCACGGAAAGCCGAGGCCGAGCAGGCGTTCGTTCTGCATTGGATGATCAAGCTGTATCTGACGCATGGCGATCGCTGGCGTGAAATCGGCGAGGAAGAGCTTAAAGAGGTCCGCGCGGCTGCGTCCGTATCTGCACCAGCACCGGAGGACTGAAAAATGACCCTGTTAGTCCCGCTTGAAGACTACGGAGACATCGCCCGCCAGTATCGAGGCACCTCCGCCTGCGGGGCCATTCTGGGGCTGTTGAAAGAGGTTGTGCAACAGCGGAAGGCGCTGGCCTTCGCCGCCTCGGTCATCAAGAGCGGCGAGCCTTGGACCGAAACATGCGAGCGAGAGATAGGGTCGCTTCTGTCCCCTATCGAGGCAGATCATGACTGATTTAGAAGTCATAGAAAAAGCGGTAGCCGAGACAGTGAATATAGCCGCCGTGGCCGAGCGATGTCTGTCTGAGGAGACGATCGCTCGCATTGCGATCGACATCTACAAAGCCACGCTAGCGGAAAAGTCCGTTAAAGACACAGGAGAAAGCTGATGGAGTGGGCGTGGCCTCAGTGGGTTTACGCAGGTCTTTTCGTTTTGAACATCGTCCTCTGCGTATCGAAGCATGGCGAGTCCCGCGAACCATACAACGGACCGCTCGCGACCATCTGTGCGGCGGTTTCTATATGGATTCTTTATGAAGGCGGCTTTTGGACGCCAGTCCAATGAGGTCCGTTATTGCGCCAGCTAGGCCCGAGGAAGATTGATGCCCAGAATCGCGTCAAAATCAGCTTCTGAACCGAGACGGCCGGCGTTACGCTGGCACGGCGGGAAGTGGCTGCTCGCGCCCTGGATCATCGAACATTTCCCGGCGCACCGGATCTACGTTGAGCCTTTTGGTGGGGCAGCCTCGGTACTAATCCGCAAGCCGAGATGCTACGGCGAGGTCTACAATGACCTGGATGGCGAGGCGGTCAATCTGTTCCAGGTGCTGCGCTCCGATCGCGCCAGCGAGCTGGTCGAGAATTTGCGCCTGACCCCCTTCGCGCGGGAGGAATTCGAAGCGGCATACCAGCCCGGCCAGGATCCTGTGGAGCGCGCCCGATGCCTAGTGGTGAGGTCCTTCCAGGGGTTCGGATCGGACGGCTTCAACCTAGGCGCGCGGCGAACCGGCTTCCGGGCGAACGCCAATCGCAATGGTACGACGCCGGCGCAGGACTGGGCCAACTATCCGGAAGCCCTCGGCGCCTTGATCGAGCGATTCCAGGGCGTGGTGATCGAGAGCCGGGACGCACAGGGCTGCATGGGTCAGCACGACGGACCGGGCACGCTGCACTACGTTGACCCGCCCTATCTGCCGGAAACACGGTCGACCAAGAAAAAGAACGGCGAGCGGTATCACGCCTACGCGCATGAGCTGACGGCCGAGGACCACGCCGATCTCTTGGCCTACATCCAGGACCTCAAGGGAATGGTGGTGCTCTCAGGCTATCCCTCGGCGCTCTACGACGACGCGCTGCCGGCGTGGTTCCGCGTCGAGCGCAAGGCCCTGGCGGACGGCGCCCGTGAGCGTACCGAGGTCCTGTGGGTCAACCCGGCAGGATGGCGGGCGCGCGACCATGGGCTGTTCGGTGGGTCGGTTTGTGAGGCACCCGATGGTTGACACCTACCCGATGCCCAAAGACGGCTGGACGTGCTTCCACTGCGGGGAGGCCTTCAAGAAGGCCGGCGCTGCCGCCGATCACTTTGGCGACGATCCCACGCATGGAGAACCGGCGTGCGTTTTGAAGTTGGCCAACGGTGATCGAGGTCTGGTCGTGGAATTGCGCAAGGCCGTCCGGCGCGGCCAACGCTTCGCCGACAAGAACGAATCTCTCGAATATCAATTGGATGCCGCGACGCGGGGCTACGCGCGCATCGCCGGCGCTCGAAACGAGCATGAGGCTTTCATGGAATACGACGCTATGGAAGGCCGGGCGCTGACGGCCGAGGCGATCATTGCAGACATGGCGCGCCGAGTTCCGGCAATGGTCGAGGCTTCACGCCGGCGCGTCTGTTCCCTCGGCTCCGTTATCGGACGATCTGAGCCCGAGGGAAAAACCGATGCCTGACGCGCCATTTCAAACTTGTCCGACGTGCGGCACGCCAAAAATCGAGAGGTCTCACGCGCTCGTTCTCTACTTCCGGAATGATGCCGACCGCGAGGAATTTGCGGCTGTCGTTAAGGCCGAAATGCCCAACGCTACGGTGTATCCGGTTGGGTCCGGCGAAGGCCAGAAAAATGGCTGAAATCACCGAAAACGACATCAAGATTATGCAACAGCACAGCCCAACCGAATGGGGCTTGCCAACGTCGTTGGGGACACCGAAAGACTATGCCTGTCTTTGTAAGCTAGGGCTCTTGGAGTTCATGGATTTCTTTGAAAATGGGCGGCACACGATGAAATTTGGCCTGTCACGGGACGGCAAATCTTTGCTCGATGATTCGGTTAAGCCGGGAATGAGAAAATGAGTAACAATCGTGCGTCGAGTTGTCCACGAAACCGCCCACAGGATGGGCCGTGTACGGGCGGCTACGTATCTGCACCAGGAAAGCATTGTCATGATTGAGGGCCAAAAACACTGTCTGAACGCCCTACATGGGCTCACCTACCCGGGCGAGACATGCGTACCATTCGTGCCGATCCAAGACCTAACAGGCTACGATCGAAGCACAGTTCGGCGCCATGTGAGGGCCTTGGCTCGAAAGGGACTTGCGACCTATCACCGGGGCCTCTGGACCGAGGACGGCGAGCCGGCGGGTGCTGGATACTGCATCACAAAGACCGGGATAGAGACCGTCGAGGCCCTTGAGTCCCCCAACTGCACCACCGAAGCGCCCACCCCGGCGCCTGAAAAGTAAGGTCGAGATGAGTTTCGCACACCCCGTTTTTAGCCCCCCGAGCACCAGAACCGTGCCTGGTGATATAATGCGACAGCCTTACGGGGCAGCGCGGCGTGCGGAACTGTGGTGCAAAACCCCGATTCCGGCTATGCCGCGGAAACCCATGGAGAAAAGTACAGGGGGGAATCGCGATGCTGATCGGATATGCACGGGTCTCGACCGAAGACCAGAACCTCAATCTACAGCGGGACGCCCTCAAAAAACACGGCGTCGAACCGGATCAAATTTACGAGGAACATATCTCCGGCACCAAGGCCAACCGGCCCGAGTTGATGGCCTGCCTGCGGGCGCTGCGGGAGGCCGACGTGTTGGTGGTCTGGCGGCTGGATCGCCTGGGGCGCTCGCTGCCGGACCTGATCAAGATCATCAACGACCTGAGCGAGCGCAAGATCGGCTTCAAGAGCCTGACCGAGGAGATCGACACCACCACGGCCGGCGGCAGGCTGATCTTCCACGTCTTCGGGGCCGTGGCGCAGTTCGAGCGGGATCTGGTGTCCGAGCGCACCAAGGCGGGCCTCAAGGCCGCCAGGGACCGCGGCAAGCGCGGGGGCCGGCCGGCGAAGCTCAAAGCCAAAGACGTGCGGATGATAAAGCAGCTCCTCAAGGACAAGACCGTCACCAAGGGCGATATCGCCAAGCGGTTCGGCGTGAGCCGCGCCACGGTCCACCGAGAGCTTTTGAAGAACCGGAAGGACACCGAGGCCAAGGAACTGGATCGGCTTCTCAAGGCCCAGAAGCGGGCCGCGAAGGCGGGAAAACAGAAGGAATGAGGCTATGCCCCTGACAGCAGAACAGACAGTCGATGATCTCGCCAACGCGATAGCTGGGCTGGGTATGGAACTGACCGATGTGGAAATTTTGGCCGAGGCGGTCGAGGAACTAGGCTCGGTCAAAGCTGTGGAAGCGGAGATGCAGCGGCTTGCCGGTGTGATCTTGCGGGCGTTTCCGGTGAAACACTAACGAGCTATTATGGCCCGTTTTGATGACATCTCTATCGGCGCCCAACTCATGCGTACATACACGATGCGCGGATGGCGTGGCGGCATTGATGATACCAGCGGGCCGCCGACCGATCTGTCTCAACAAACTTGGTATTACATCGTGACCGATCTTTGGTTTGATCCCGTCAAAGGCGATACCAACCCGAAGAAAGGGCAGATGGTCGGCGTGCGGCGCCTTAACGGTCACGGTGAAGCCTTTGGGCGCAAGCAAGGACACACTCGGCGGGGTCTTGCCTCAAACGGATTTCACTACGCCGACCGAGATTACATCTCCGAATGCAAAGCCTTCCTTGCAGCGAAGGAGGAAGGCAAAGTCGTTGGCATCGGGATGGGTCTGGTTCTTCGCCAGCGTCCAAAACTGCCGGGGCACAGATTGTAATTGGAAAGTGCGAAATAGAGCGCAAGGAGCTACAGCATGAGCCTTTGGAAAGCGATCTTGAAGTGCAGCGATTGCGGTCAGACGCTCAACACGGCCGAGCATGTGCCGAAGGATCAAAAGGGTCGAGTAGCGATGTCGAGCGGGTTCGCCGCCGGCTCTTGCCCAAGAGGCTGTCGTGCAACCTTCTCCGATTTGAATCTCAATACCGACCTAGAATGGGTCGAGGAAGCCGGCGCATAAAGGAGGCCTTCCGCCCCATGACCGCACCCGCCGAAACCCCCGACATCGACGCCCTCGCGCGCAGGATCGGCGCCGCCTGGCGGCGCGGGGTCGAGGCGATCCTGGAGACCGGCGGGCTGATGGCGCAAGCGCGCGAGGACTTGGGCGACGACGATTGGGCGGCGTTCATCGTGCGGCTGCCCTTCGGGCCGCGCTACGCCCGGATGCTGGTGCGGATTGGGGCCGATTCGCGACTAGGGAAACACGTTTCCCTGCTGCCGACCGATACGCTCATCATCTACAACATCACCCAACTCTCCGACCAGAGATTCGACGAGCTCAAGGCTGCCGACGCGATCCACCCGGGCATGGCGCGGGGCGATCTCGACACATTATCGAAGGCGGACGCGCGGGCCGACAAAGAGCGCGATTTGGGCGCGCGCACGGCGGCGGGCAACGCGGAGCTCGCCGAGCGCGGATCCTGGCGCAAGTACAACGTGATTTATGCGGATCCGGCCTGGCGCTTCGAGACATACAGCGCCAAGGGCAAGCGCAAGTCGGCGGATAATCACTATCCAACCATGTCCACTGACGAGATCGGCGCGCTCGAGGTAGGCGGCTTGGCGGCTGCGGACTGTGCGCTGTTCCTCTGGGCGACCGTGCCCCTGCTGGTCGAGGCCGGCATGACGCTGGCCGCCTGGGGCTTCCGCTACAAGAGCCACTTCGTGTGGGTCAAGGACAAGGCCGGGACCGGCTACTGGAACCGCAACCGCCACGAGCTCCTGCTGGTCGGGACGCGCGGGGCGATCCCGGCGCCGGCGCCCGGCACTCAGGTCGACAGCGTGCTCGAAACCGCGCCGGGCGAGGTCCTGGCGCACAGCCAGAAGCCGCAGTCCGCGTGCGCCATGATCGAGGCCTATTACCCGAGCTGCCCCAAGATCGAGCTATTTGCCCGGCCGCCGGCCGCCGACGGTTGGGACCTTTGGGGGAACGAGGCACCAGCGCCATGACCTGGAAACCCGCCGAATTCGAGGTCGCGACCGATTTGGGCGCGTGTCTGCGCCGCGGCGAGATCCTGCCGCCCTTCGGCGTTCACGAGGACGATGATGGCTGGCAAATGCCCTGGGTGGTCACCCACCTGCCGACCGGGTGCATGCTGCCGTGCCGCTTCGTCAACCAGGACGCGGCCAAGCTGGCGGTTTCCGAGATCGCCGGCTTCGGTGACTGGGACTTCGACGAGATCGACGCCCGCGCCGCGGCGCTCCAGGCGGTCATGACCCCGACCATCGACGAATGGTGCGCGCGCGGGTTGTGCGAGCGCAGCACGGACGGGCTAAAGCCCGGGGACCGCGACGTGATCAAGCACCAAGAGCGCTTCAAGGGCGGTGCCTCATGAGCACAATGTTATCAGAGAGAAGTGGTCGCTGGGGCCGGATATCGCTCCGGCGGCATGGGGACAACATGAAAGCCCGGTTGCTGATCACTTCGATCCGGGACGCGTCCCGGATGCAGATCATGTCGGTCCCCGTCGGGTCTTCACCAGCGGATCCTAATCGGGAATTAAGGGCCCACCGCTGCCCAGCGACCGAGGGTCAAACTAAACGCCGATTCGGAAAAGGTCAACCATCGTGAGCGTCGGCCAGGTCCACCTCTACGTCCGCGATCGCGACTTCCGCGCGCTCGGCAAGGGCAGCCACGCGCTCAAGCAGGTGCTCGAACGGCTCGCCTGGTTCGCCGACGAGGACGGGATGTCGGTGTTCCCCAAGATGCAGACCATCGCCGACGCGCTCGGCGTGACCAAGCGCGGCGTGCGATTCCGCATGCGCGCCTTGGAGGAAAAGGGTTTCGTCACCGTGGTCGAGGAGGCGCGTCAGCACCGCCCGCGCGTCTACCGTATCGACGTCGACAAGATCCTCGGGTTGCCGTTGACGGAGACCGGGCGCAACCGGCTCGCCCGCGAGACCCTGGCGGCGCCGAAGGACCCTGCGGAGCCAGGGGGGAAATCTACGTCATCCGGCGAATCCAGGGGGGAAAAGTCTGTCGCCCAGGGGGGAAATCTAGGTTACCCAGGGGGGAAATCTACGTCGCCCCATATAGATGAAGAATCACTTCAAGAATCAAAACAAGAATCATCCGCGCGCGAGGCCGGGGGCGCTCACGGCCCTGGGGGGGCCGACGCCCCCCCTGCCTGTGCCGTCTGGCGCGACAACCAGGCCGCGCTCGAGGCGCTCGCCAGCTGGCCGCTGCTCGAGCGCGCCATCCCCGACCATGACGACGGCGAGGTCCTGACGCTTGCGGTCGAGGCGCCAGTGGTCGGCTTCGCCATATTGGCCTGGGCGGCGCGCGAGGCCGAGGCGGTCCTGGGGCGCCGCCTGGCGTGCCGAGTGCGGCGCTGGGTGCAGCCGTCCTTGATCCAAAGAGGCATTCAAAAAGTGGGCGCCACCGACGCCAGCGCGCACCGCCGAGACGGCGAGATCGTGACCTTGCAGGACCCGGCCTGGCGGATGTGGCAGGCCAAGGCGACGGAACTCGGCGCCCCGGAGATCGGCGCCATCACGGCGCTCTGCCTGCCGGACGACCTGGACCAGACCGGCTTGACGCTGTTCGTCGGTTCGGTGGCGATTGCCAACATGCTCGCCGAGGACGGCGGCAAGGCGGTCGCCCGGGTGCTGGGCGTGCCGATCCGGACGCGTTTCCTGTGGTGCATGGATATGGTCCTCGACGCGCGCGCGGCGGCCGACCGCGGCGAAACGGGCCTGCAAGGAAGGGAGGCGATATGACCGAGACCATCGGCGATACGCTTGGCGGCGTGCCCCTGGACGAGATCGAAATCCTGGATTGCCGCTGCGCCGACGGGGCCATCGTCAAAGCCAGGCCGCGGAAGGACCTGCCTTGGCCCGCCGTCTTCATGGGCACGCACCCGGAGCGCGGCCTGTGCTTCTTCCGGGTGCGGCATCGCGGGGCGGCAAACGGCGGAGCCGGGGCGGTCGAGGTCTGGGAGTGTACCGAGGCGGTGCGCCGCGCCTTGGCAAGGCGCCGGCAAAGGGCCAACGCGCGGGCCAAGGACGGCGAGGCCCGGCGCCTCCAGAAGCGGCACCGTAAGGTCGAGGTCAAGCCTGGTTTGCCGACCCCGGAGCGTCGCCGGCACGGGCCGGTCGCCCGCGAGGCGATCCCGAACCTGGAAGACGAGCACGGCGGGTCGCCCAACGTGACCGTGCACCGGGCGCCCGACCGGCTCGTTGCCATGCACAAGCGCGGGACGTTGACGAGCGCGCAGCTCGAGGCGGCGGAGCGCTTCCACCGGGCCTTCATCGCCGGGGCGTGCGACCCGGGGCGCGTCGCCAACCTGCACCGCATTCCCGGCGCTGAGGGCGCCGCCCTGCCCGATGCCATGCTCGATGCCAAGCACGAGGTGTTCGCGATCTATGATCACCTCGGCGGGCGCGGCCCGTTTGGCGCCGGGGTGGTGGTGGATGTGGGCATAGCCGAGACAGTCGAGGACGCCACTGACTGTGTGGCCACCCCAGACGATGGTAACGGTTACTTACCTGTGGAGTCGGCTGGTAGGTCGGAGTCTAGCGCGGGAGATGCGAAGGCTATGGCAGCCAGCCCTGCGCCATCCAACGCGCGGGCAGCATCCGTGATGAACGAATCCCAGGGGCGCAGATCATTGGAGTCTACTGTGGCAGGGTGTCCAACAGGAATGCCGGTGTTAGCTGTACCAGGTGCCGCGTCCGCTTCCATTGCTTCATCCAATAAGCCAGTCATATAGGCATGGACTATATGGGGTGCAAGGGTGTCTGGCCAGATCGTGGCTGCACGCAGGTAGCGATCAGTTGTCAAGTCCATACGTGCAGGGATGGACGCTTCCAGGGTGGCGCGTACCCACTCAACCGGCCCGTTGTATTCAATCACCCGGCGCACTGAGTAGTGGCCAGCCTCAGCACTACTCATAGCTCGTGTGTCCAGCTTTTGGAATTGTGAATGCGCACGCTGCATGTCATGCTCGGCAAGCAGGGCGTCGCGCAGTGCAGCATATGCCCTGGGTGAGTCACTGGCATGCAATATAATGTTTCGTTCTTGCAAGTGCCTGACCATATTGCGGGCCAGGCTATCTAGACTGCGTCGGTGTAAGTTCATTGTTGCTCCTTCCTTATGGCAAGACTACCAATCAGAGTCACGTGAGTTGTCAGGGCCAAACAGGAACCAGTCTGTGTTAGCTCCATAGCGGGTGTTCCGATGCTTGCCACGTGGCCCACGGTGTTCAGGGCAGCGCGATGTTGTGCCTTGGTAGTTTTTGCTAGGTACGTGCCGGTTAGCGCAGCCAAGCTTAGCACACTCTACCTCATTGTCTGTGTGTTCATCATGTTCATCGCTCATCATTGATTGCACCTTCACCATAACAACAGTGCTGCCCCTGCCTGCTAACCTCACTCAGCTGCCCGCCAATATCCACAATCACCTGCTCCTTACCTTCCACCTCAGCGCGCAGGTTGCGAATTATGATAGCGGGCTCCACCCCACCAGCATTGTCGTTGGCATAGAACGCGGCCAGTTTAGCAGCGATCTGGTCATGCGCCGCCTGCGCCTCGGTTAGTTGGATGCGGTAGATGTTAGCGGTAGCCCAGCCAACAATGGCGCATGGGATTGCTAGCGCCAGCAGGATCAGTGCGAGTTCCAGTTGCCAATATGGCACTACCTTCATAGGCTTGGTGTATATAGCAGGAAGCTGGTCGTCGTGCTTGTCATCAGGCATCATCAACCTCCTGCACCCTCACCTGACTCTTAGGCATCCACCCCTGCTTGCGACTCCTCACCATCACCGCCCTAGCCACCACCTCACGTGCCATCTTATCAGTAACCTCACCTGGCCGTTCGATGCCCACCTTTTCAGCACACACAGGCCCATACCC